GCGGCATCGCGGCTGCGATGCGCTTGGCCTGCGCCTGCGAGAGCCCTTCTCCGTCGCGGAGGAAGGCTTCGAAAGCGCGGATTTCGGGATTCTCGGCAGACGCCAGCAGCGCCTGCGGGGTGTTCTTAAAGAGGTTCAGCAGCGCCGAACTTGCGGCCTTTTTCTTCTTGGCCGGGACCATCACATCAGCGAAGCCGGCGTCCACGGCTTGCTGGCCGAGGAACCACGTTTCGGCGCCAACCCAAGCTTCGAGGTCGGCGCGCTTCGCGCCGGTGCGCGCTGCGTAGATGTTGACGAGGCCTTCCTCGAGCTGGTCGAGAATGTCGGCCTCCTTGCGCATCGCGGTCGCGTCGCCCATGACGCCGGACCACGGCTTGTGGATCATCAGGTTGGCGCCCTCCGAGATGCGAATCTCGTCGCCAGCCATCGCGATCACGCTTGCGATCGAAGCGGCGATGCCGTCGATGTGCATGATGATGTTGGCTGGGTGGCGGGCGAAGGCCTGGTAGATCGCCAAGCCTTCGAACACAAGACCGCCGCCGCTGTTCAGGCGCACATTGATCGTGCCCACGTCCAGCGCGGCGATCTCGTTGGTAATGGATTCGGCGGTAATGCCCTCGTCCCACCAGCCGCCGCCGATGTCGCCGTAGATCAGCACCTCAGCCTCGTCCGCGCCTGCGTCGGCGTTCACGCGCACGCGGCCAGGTTTGAGCGCAAGCCGGTTCACATGGCGTTGCGGATTCGTCGCGTCGACCGGCTCTTCCTTCGCCAACTTCGACAGCACCGAGTCGATCAGGTCGCGCGCTTCGCGAATCGTCTTTTCGTTTTCAGCGGACAGGACGCGTCCTGCGGCCAGAGGCTGCATATTCGGTTTCGGCATGGATGTCCTTACGGTTTCGCTTCTGGAGCGCCAGTCGGCGCCTTGGCGGTGTCGCCAACGATGTTTGCGGGGATGCGAAGCCTGTTGCTCGCAGGGTCGCCGTCCGGATTCAGGTCGAGCTTTCCGCGCCCCTCGTTCGGGGTCATCAGGCCGCCATTGACATAGCCAAGGATGATGTCCTTGGTGTCCTTGGCCGAGCCGCGCAACATGCCCTCTTCGGTGTGATTGACGTAGTACCCCTGCGCCTGCTCTTCATCGCTCAGCAGGTTGATGACGGCCGACTGCTCGAACGACTCCCACCGCGGCGCCAAGCAGTCTTCTCGGTGCGCGCGGTTCATTTCCTCGGCAGAGGCAAACGTGGCGGTTTTGTCGGAAAAGCCCACTTTTATGGGCAAAACTCCAAAGAACGAGCAAATCTGCTCGATCTGCATCTTTCTGGTTTCGTTCGACTGAGCGTCAATACTGCTCATGGAGGTGTTGAGGAACTTGGCGCCGCGATCCAGGATCATCGCCTTGCCGGCGTTTTGCAGGCCGGCGTAGTTGGAATTGACCCAACTAGTCAGCGCCTTGTGCTGAGTCTCGCTGAGCGTGCCTTCGACCGAATACACGCCGGAATTGCGCACACCGTTCTTGTGCAGTTGCGCGACCGCCTCTTCCGTGGACATTGCAAGGCCGATTGCCTCGCGCGCCAACTTGACCACATCGAGGCCCTCGACGCCATCCATGGTCGGGCCGCGAAGGTGCCAGATTTGCTCTCTCGTGAAGGTCTTGAATGTCCCGTCGATCCCATAAACGTCATACAGGATTTCCAGCGTCGCCAGATCGCGGCGCGGGACAACCTGCCCCGGCGCGAACGGGATCAGCTCCAGCATCCTTCCGGTCACGCTGCGATTCTTGAACACGTAGGCATTACCGCAAAGCTCAACGTGCCACGCCAGCATTTGTCTTAGTTGGAAAGACGTCTGCCAGTCGTTCGGCTTGAGCGCCAGCAGTTTATACAGTGGGTGACTCTTGGCCGGGACGCGCGTCTTGCCGTCCGCACTTTCCTTCATCAGCTTGAGCGGAACCTGCGCCATGCCGTTGCCGATCACGCGGCAGCAGGCGAACACGGTCGCGACCTGAATCGCCGTGCGCACATTCACGGTCTTACCGGTGACGGTGGACAGCCAGCCGGCCATCTCGTGCCAGAACGGCTCGGCGAACGCCTGGTTGCGGCGCCCGGCTGACGGGACGAAGATCGACATCAGTCCTCAGCCTTCACGGCGCGCGCGCTCTTGGCCGACAGCACGCCGCCAGCGATCAGCAGCAGCCCGCCGACGATCCAGCCGGCAGCCGGTGCGATCAGCCATGCGCCGCACGAGACAGCGCAGCCGCCGGAGGCGATCAGCGCATCAGGGAGCGCAGTCAACACTTTGTTCATCTTCACTCCCAAAAGCTTTTCTCTTCGACCGCTACCGAATTCACCAACCCAGCAGCCATCACCGCAGCGACCATCAGGTCAATGCGGCCGGTCGCCTTGTCCTTGCTGAGCTTGCGGTTCTCGGCGCCATCCTGCTCGATCACGGCGTTACCGGCGCACATGGTCAGCACCTTGTGCCCAGGGTGCACGATCGTCCCATTCAAGAGCATTTCCTCGAACGCCTCGACGGCGGGACTCATGTCCTTATAGCCCTGCCCCCAGGGCTTCATCGAAGGGAGTGTTATGCCCTCATCGCCTGCCAGAGACATCAGATCCTCGATGCGCCAGCGGTCGTAGGCCACCTCAATGATCTCGAAGAACTCCGCCATCGCCGAAAGCTTCTGAAGGATGATCCGCTTGCTGATCGCGCGACCTGGCGTCGTGTCAAGCAGCCCTTCGGCTTTCCACTGAACGTAGGGAACGCTGTCCTTTTTCGATTTCTCTTCGAGCCCGATCTCGGGGAGCCACCCGAACGGGACCATCAGCCACGGCTCGCCCTCGACGATAGGCTCGACCAGGAACACCATGCCGGTGAGGTCGGTCGTACTCGACAGGTCCAGCCCAGCGACAGCCCGCCGGCCGCGTAGGTCGCGCCAGTCGTATTGCCGTTCGGCCGACTTCCAGACTTCATGACTGAGCCACGGCGACTCGGCGCCGGTCCACTCGCAGAAGTTCAGGCGCCGCACCAGCGATTCCTTCGACGGCATCCCTTGTGCCTCGGTGACTTGCTCGCGCAGGTACTTGTAGCCCGGGAGGTTCGCTTCCTGGAGACTCGGATTTGACTTGGGCCAGCAGCCCTCATCTTCGAATGGGTCGTCACCCTCATCGAGCCCGCAGATGTAGCAGAAGAACGCGTCATCCTGCAGCTCGCCGGATGCCACCTTGGCGCCGTATTCGTGGTAGTTCCAGCAGGGGCTAAGCTTGTTGCTCCCGCTGTTGGTGATCATGAAGATCATCGCTTGCCGGCGGCTCTTGGTGCCGGCGCGCATCATCTCGACAACCGTGTTCGTCTTGTGCTCGTGGAGTTCGTCCACCAGGGCGATGTGCGGGCGCGGGCCAGACTGTCCATCGTCGCTGCTGATCGGGCGGAAGAACGAGCCGTTCTTCGGATACGCGAGGTTCCACGCCTTCTCGCCGGTTCCGCTCTTCACGAGCCGCTTTGTCAACTCCGGCGACTGGTCGTTCATCGCGACAGCATCGCGGAACAGGATCATTGCCTGATCCTTCTTCGTCGCCGCGGCGTAAATCTCGGCGCGCGGCTCGTCGTCAGCTACCAGCCCGATCATCCCAACGCCGGCCGCCAGCGGGCTCTTGCCGCTACCCTTGGCCGTTTCGACGTACGCGACACGGAAGCGCCGGTAGCCGTCATCGCCATACCAGCCGAACAGGCTACCAACGATGAACTTCTGCCACGACAGCAACACGAAGGGCTTGCCCTCGAAGTCGCCACCGTTGAGCTTCAGCACCTTTTCGTAAAAGCGGATCGCCTTGAGCGCCTTCTCGAGATTCCAGACCAAGCCGCGCTTTTTGCCATCCTTCATATCGCGGAGGTGGCGCGCGCATTGCGCGCGGACGTTCGGCCCGGCGATCTGCTCGCCATCCGCGACGCGCTGAGCGTAGCCTGTTACCGGGTCATCCTCAGAAAAACTCCCTGAGCGGGTCGTCTTTTTCGTCGCCATCAGGGGGTTCCGCATTCACTTTCGATCGCGCGGCCGGCGTCAGCCCGAACTCGATCAGGTAGCTCTTGAACTGCGCGTCAGCGGCGCGAAGCTGGTTCACGGCCGGGTTTGTTTTGATCAGGGTGCCGCCATCCGATTGCGTCGTGTAGGTGCGACCGTCGCGCTCGACGAGCTCGCGGCACTCCAGGATGTCGGTGTAGCAGTCGCACAGTCGCTCAAGGGCGAAGCTGTCAGCCTCGGTGAGCACGCCCATGCGATCCAGCAGGACCACCAGGCGCCCCCAGGCAACCTTGCCGGAATCGCTCAGGTGCGCGGGCCACGATGGGATTTCCCGTTTCGGCTTCGGCTCTTTCTTGTTCGTCGCGCGCTTGCCGGGATTGCCTTTTACGAGCTTGAGCGCGGTCGGAGTAGGGCGTCGTCCGGCCATGATTGCCGCTCCAGAAAAATAATCTCAATTCGCGGGTGTGCGAATGAAGGGAACCTGCCGGTCCCGGGTGCGAAAGTCGGGAAGGCGTGAGGCGCCCCGTTTGTTGCGCTGCGTCATGACGGCCGGTCTAGACCCGGGTTTTTCGACACCCTGCTCTATGATGCTGCGCCGCATCAATCCGAGACAGGCCACCCGTCCGCAGAGATCCGCGCCTTCGGCCGCAGCTTCCGCCCCTGCTCTTCCTGCGTCTTCCTCTTGTGGCAGTCGCTGTTGATCGCCTGGAGGTTGCTATCAGCGTCGATCCGCTCGTCCGTCCACTTCATCTCCTTGGCCTTCGCCTTGCTGATGATGTGGTCTACCTCAGTGGCGATGCGAATGGCGCCGGAGGCCTTGCAATGGGGGCACTGGCAAAGCGAGCAGTCCCTTGCGAGGATGCGCTTGCGAGTCTTATCCCAGGCCGAGCCATAGCCGCGCTTGTGGCGACTCTCGTTACTCCATGCCATCAGCCGCCTCTCGGGACGCCGACGCCGGCGCCGCCTGCAGCCTCGGCTTGAGCGTGCGAAGCTTCACACCTCTGCGGCAGCACGAGTGCGCGAAAGCTGCGCCAGCGTCAGCCCGCCATCGAGCACCAGCACCTCGACGCCTTCCGGCAGCTTGGGCTTGACGTATGCCGCGATTTGAGCGCGCTGCTGAGAGGCCAGCATAGACTCCGACATGACGACGAGCGTGTCACCCTTGGCAAGCGTCAGCTTGTCGAGCGCCTGGACCGAGCGGCCGGCGAGCAGGTCATCGAGTTGTTGCGCTGCCTCGTGCGCCGCGGCGATCTCTGCGCACACCTTCTTGATGGCGTCGGTCGCCGCCCTGGTGTCTGCCGTCACCTCGATCTGCATCTCGCTGACCGTGCCGCGCGTGTGCGTGTGCGTGTGCCGATGGCTGATGAGAACGCTTGCGATGGCGTACGTGATGGCTGCGCCAATGACGACCGATGCGGCGATGATTGATGCGATGTGAATTGCGAAGTCGTTCATTTGCCTACTCCAAATATCCAGCGCATCAGGCCTTCTCGGGCACCATTGCCGCCACCTCGTGAATCAGCGACCCCGCCGATCCATATCCTTTTTGGCGCAGCAGGTCATGTGCCTTTTCGCAGTTCGCCAGGTGCTCACAGATCGCGTCGAGCGCGGTCATGTCGTGCACGCGGGCGAGGATGGCCGGCTTGACGCCCAGCACGGCGCGAATGATCTTGCCGCGGTAGGCGTCTTTGCTCATTTGGTGCTCTTGGCGATATCGCGCTGGAGGCGGTGCAGTTGGAGGCAGATCAGCTTCCATGTGCCGCGCGTGTGCTTGTCCATGTCAGCTCTTGTAAGGCCAATTGCGCAGAGCTTGCGCATCAGGTGCGCGCGGCGCGGTTGCGGGCTGATTGCTGCCGAGCGCGATCAGGATCATGGCGAACAGCGACATCGCGCACCTCAGAAATAAAAGCGCCGCCAGCGCATTGCTGCGGTAGGCGGCGAAGACCCCAAGAATGGAGTAGGAGATTCGGTTGTGGCGGCCGGGGATTCCCAGCCCTGCGCGCGAGGCGCTTGACCACTTAAAACGACAGAGGCCCCACAGCACGAATGCGGCAGGGCCTCAGATGCTCCTTCTACGCTTGGTAGATGAGACTATAGAAAAGCCCGCTGACCTTTCGGCGCGGGCTTTGCTTTTCTCTGGACGAACGAAAACGGCCAGTGACAGCAGGATATCAAAAGAGCGCGCGAGTCGCAACATTTTTCGACAGCTTCGCAGCCAGGTCTTTTTGTGCCTCTGGCAGCGTTGCCTCAAAGTCCATATTCGGGAATCGCCACACGCTTGCAATGCTGCAGCTGCGGTAGATCGCGGCCTTGTAGTGGCGCGGCAAGCTGTCGATCATGGCGTCAGTGGCCATCGCGATATCACATGATGCGCGCATGGCGGCAGCTTCACTCGCCGCTGCGCTGTCGTCGTAACCCTCGTGCTCATCGCTGCCGCTTGCGATGCCGGATTGCCCCTTGGCCCCAAGGTCACGATCATCCCGCCGCATCCAGTCGGACCAGTGAGACAGGCAGATTTGCAGCGGCGTCGGCTCATCGAACGCGCTAACGATCAGGGTGTGCTCGATCTTGGCTGGCGGCGCGGGCGCAGGCTCAACCGCCTCGACGAATGCGATGTCCGGCACCCGCTCCGTCTTGCCGCGCCACCGAAGGGTTAGCTTCGGGCGAACTGAGGCTTGGTCGGCATCGGCAAAGTCGGCAGCAACGTTCATGTGGGGATTCTCCGCAGTAATGGCGCGAATTTACCACGGTAAATAATTTCGCGCGCGTGCGGAGAGTTTCATCTTGGCAAGGTGTTGTTTACTGCCGACTAGCAATTCCACCTTTGCATCTCCTCGGCTTTCCGGCGCGTCTCCCGATGAGCTTCGCCAAACCCTGAAGTTTCTCGCTGGAAGTTGTCGATTGCGTTCCGTGCCCGCTCCAGTGTGTCCGCGTAAAACTGCTCGACCCACGAGTGGTCGAAGATCGTGCGCCCTTCCGAGGTTGGTCGCTCCATCAGCCGCTCGGGCGATGCCGGGTCGATCACGATGCACTCGACTTTCAATTTCCGCTCGTGGCACATGCGCTCAAGGCGCGCCGCCTCTTTGCTCGTCGCGCAGCAAATCCGGTCGCCGTCCTTGAGGCTGTCGAGCAGCGAAGTGGTACGCCCGGTTCTGCGCGCGGATTGGAAGTAAATCCGCGCTGCGGCTTGCATGGCTTGCCCGATTCCGAAATGGTCCATCTCATCCCCTTCAATGTGCCGCCCTCATCGCCGGGCGGCGTGGCTATGCCTCGATCTGGCGCAGCCGCTTGAACTCTTCGGCAACCTGCTGGCCGGTCAGGATCAGCGACGACACGGGCCTGAGCTCCTTCCGCAGCGCCGCAATTTCCTCACGAAGCGATGCGACCTCGCCGGCTAGACTTGACTCGCTCGACCTGAGCAAATCGGCAAGTGCGCTCGGCATCCTTCCGCTAGGGCCAAACTTCTGATCGTGTGCTGGCATTCCGTTCTCCTTCGTTTTGTGCCGCGCATCATGGGCGCGCGGCTTACCCTCGTTTCATCTTTACTACGCCGCCTCGGCCACCGGATTCTCAGCCGTCACCGCTGCGCCATTCGCACCCTTCTGCTTGGTCAGATGCCATCCTGCGCAAACGTCGCACTTGTAGACGTACAGGACGCTGACGTTTCGATTCGTGTCGATGGCCTGCATTGCCGCCACGCGCGCCGCGATCTCGTCCGGATGGCGGCGCTTCCTTTCGCACCGCTTCGCCGCGATCTCTGCTTCAGGGCGGATTGTCGGCGGACGGGCGACTTGCACGTCCTGATACGCCGGCAAAGTCTCGGGCACCGTGTACACATTGTCCTCATCAATCCGCCTCCTGACAAGCTCCATTGCCGCCGTCACTTCCTTGCGCGTGGCAAGCTCCATCTGGCTGTCGTGCACGTCGAGCGCGTGCTCGATCGCCTGCAGCGCCTCGCCGTCGAGCCTGAAATTGCCAGTCCTGGCGCTGCGTACCTTGGCCCTGAATGCGCCGTCGAGCGCCTTGACGATATCGGCCTCGTACTCGGCACCGATACCCGTTTCGGCCAATGCCATGCCGATATTGAGCGCGCAGACGACACACGACCAGGATTCCTCGTTGGCGTCGAACTTGCGCAGGTTGTCGAAGCTGAGCCAATAGGCCGCGCCCAAGTCGGTGAGTTGGTCGCCGTCCAGCGGCGCTCTGTTCTCGGCGCGGGCGTGAATGCGGGCGACGGCGAACAGGCCGCCTACGTTGGCGGTGGCGCGCGGGCGGTACGGTTTGCGCGGGCGGGAGGATTTAGCCATGCTGCACCTCACTCGCAACGCGCTCGAAATGAAACGTGACCGGCGCCCCGGTTTCCGTAATCAGCCCATAGGCTTTCGCCAGCCGGTAGATCGGGTGATAGGCGTTTAGCGATTTGACGTGCCCCGCCAGCCAGCCGCGCCAGCCTTCCAGCGTCATCGAATGCTTGCTGAGGTTGCATGGAGCGCAGGCTGGCATGAAGTTGTCGAGGCGGTCATTCTCTGGACGGTAGAGCCTTCCTGTCGCCACCAGCCGCCCAGCCTTGAGGGTCAACTGCCGCTCGACCGGCTCGAAATGATCGGCGTGCCAGCGCTCGCCCAAGTCGCAACCACAGTACGCGCACTTGCCGCCGAACTTCTCGCGCAGGGCGGCGCGCTGCTTCTTTGTCAATCGCAGGCTCATGCCGCCTCCCCGTGATTGCCGCCGTCGTCGCCAAAAAGGTCGCCGATAGCCTGCCGGTCGCGCCGCGTTGCCCGCGCAGTCTCCGCGTGGTGCGCCGCATCGTGCCGCAAGTGGTGCATTTGGCACAACGCGCGCAGGTTCGCCGGGTCGCAATTCTCCGGCTGGTGGTCGAGGTGCGCAATGGTAAGCACGATAGTCGCCATGTTCTTGACTTGGTATTCACCCATGCGCACGCGGGCTATGTGCTCGCCGGTTTCGGCGTCGTACACCTCGGCATCGTCCCGCTGAAACGTCCCAGCGAAAGGCCCGGCGCCGCGCGCAATCCGCACGCCGTTGGGAACCTTGCATTGCTCGCAGCAGTCGTGCGCACGCTCCAGGATCGCGGCGCGGATTTCCTTCCAGTTGGCCGGGTAGCGCAGTTTGTTCTCAGGCTTGATTGGCATTGGAGCCTCCTATTTCGATTCGCACGCCACCCGGCTTCACCCCGTACTCGCGCCGGATCGTCACAGGGTCGAATTGGGAATCATTAATTTCCAGAGCATCAGCCACGCCGTCCAGGGCAGGCTTGCAGGCGGCCAGCAGGTTGTCGCGGTCGCGGTGGCGCCGGTCGGGCTGGATGAACGTGATCGTCAGCGGTATGGTATCGGCCTTTATTCCTTGGCCGGGATTGAACATCGCCTCTGTCGCTTTTGCTACCGCGACTCTTGTCAGCGCCCATGCCGCCGTGCGCGCCGACTTGCGCAGCGCTGAGGTTGCGGCCCAATGCACGCCCTTGGAGCGGTTCGGGTTCAGGCGCGCATCGGGGAATGGGAGGGTGACGACGATCATTGCCTCGCCTCCAACCTGCCGATCATCGCCAGCACGACCGCGCGCCGCGTGCCTTCGTCGCGGTCAATCCCGTTGAGCATGACTTCCGCCCACTCCCCGACGCGGCGCTTGGCCTCGACAGCGAAGATGCTTTGGTCGATGCTGATCTCGTACCTTCCGAGCAGCGGCCCGCAGTCCCGCCAGTCACCCACCCAATTCGGCACGAGCGCCTGGCCGCGACATTGCGACTCGCCCGCCGGCGGAGTGCCGAGCAGCGCGCCGCCAAGTTCGATGATGTCGGACCAGCCTAGCAACGTGGCGAGGCGGCGGTTTAGGTCGAGGGGGGTCATGCTGGCGTCCTTGTGAGATCGAGTTGAGTTTGCCGCCGGCGCGTGGCGATCTCTTTGTTGATCTGGGCGCGACCAAAGCCGTCAGTTGCGAAAATCGCCTCGCGGCAGTGTGGGCAGGTCGGCACCATTGACCTGCTGCGCCACGCACTCTCGACCTCCTGAGCAGACTTGAGCGTTACGCCCTTGGCTACCGCGTCGGCGTGCGCAGCCCTTTGCGCATCGAGCTGCGCCTTTGCGCGCTTGAACTGATCCCCGAACCGGCACAAAACCCAAAACGCTGACAACTGCTTGCTGCAGTCGTCGCAAGTGATGATCTCGCCGTGGTCGTCGATGGTCATGCGCGAGTGCTGGCACTCGTCACGCGGAGGGGTTTGCTGGCGTCTGGTCAGTCGCGCCTCTCCGATCTGAATTACGTTTTCCATTAAAGCCTCACCATTGAATTATTTTTGATGGGTCCGACACTCGGTAGCCGGACAGGTCTAAAAACGTCGCCACGGCCCGCTATTCAAGCCGCAGCCGCATTGCCGCCTTCCTCGCGCCGTCGCTTTGCGATGAATTGCTCGCGCTTGTCCATGTTTTGTGCGCGCCAGAACAGCACGCAGAACTTGCGATCCCACCGCACCAGCGGCTCGGGATTACTCTCGCCGTAGCCGATGCAGCGGCCGATTCCTTCGTCTGGCTTGCCGCCGTCGAGGGTGAAGTGCTCGCACATGGCGCAGGTGTCGGCGCGGGTCATGTGCGCCTCCGAAAGCTCGGCCAGTCGAACGGGCAGACGAACGAGTTCTCGTGCAGCCGGTCGTGCACGCGGTCGCCGACGAACTTGGCCAGCCCGGCGAGCGGCTGGTTGGTGATGACGATCATCGGCTTGTCGTTGCCGTAGCGGCGGTTGATGATCTCGGTCAGCAGCAGCGCGGCGTTGTCCTTGGCGGGGATGGCGTCGATCTCGTCGAGGATCAGGATGTCGTACTGCACGAAGCGGTCGATCTCCGAATCCTCGCTCTTACCCTCGGCGCCGTAGCTCGCCTGGATCTCGGAAATCATCCCCTTGGCCGTCACGTAGCGCACCGAGCGCCCAAGCTTGTTGATGCACGACTCAGCGAACTCGCATGCAAGCTGGGTCTTGCCGGTGCCGACATCGCCCAGCAGGATCAGGCACGCCCAGCGCGCCTCGGCGATGATGAAGTCACGGAAGCTGGCGGCGATCGCGCGCACGGCCTTGTGTCCCGGCGTGGTGGCGACGAACTTCTGGCCGCGGTACTTGGCCGGGATTTCCGCGATCGCGTGCAGATCGGCCACGCGCGCCGCTGCCCATTGCGCGTCGTACTCGGCCTTTTTTTGCGCCTCCAGGCACGCCGGGCAGTACCACGGCAGGCCGGCGCGCAGCAGCACCGATGCCGGTCCATGGGTCGCGCACGAACCCTCGGCCATCTGCAGGCGGGCAAACGCCGACAGTAGGCCAGCAGCCTTCTCGAGTTCGCTCATAGCTCGACCTCGCCGTCAGGGATGACGATGCCGTGCCGCTCAAGCGTCTGCTGCTGCGCGAGTTTGTCGCCGGATCGGTCGGCGTTGGCAAAGCTGAACTTGCCCTCCGATGCCAGGCCCCGATGCCCGCCGCGCGCCTTCTGCTCGGTCAGCGTGTCCCACTTCTCGCGCAGCTTGCCGGGCGACTGGATGTTGGCGCACCAGAACGAATCCTTCTTGGCCCACTGGAACAGCTCGCAGATGTCGTGGTGCGTGCGCTTGTCGATCTCACGCATCAGCCGCACCTCGTCGGCCCAGACATCGAAGTTCGGCTGCTTGGCGGTCGCGTTGACGGCCAGGACCAGCCCGTACATCCAGCGCGCAGCCTTGAAGTCCTCTTCGCTGCCACGCCGGCGCGTGCGCTTCTCGGCGGTTTCGTCGGTCGATCCCGATCCGGTCGGCGGCGCGTCCGGCGCTTGTGCCGGACTAGTTCCCTTCCCTTCCTTCCCTTCCCTTCCCTTCCTTCCTTCCTTCCCTTCCCCTAGCACGCGTGTACACGCCTCTTTCACGCGTGAACACAAAATGCTCGGCGCCTCCCGGTTGTTGATGACTTGGTGCAACTTAAAGCTCGGGATTTCCGCGTATTCGGTGCCCTCGTCGTCCACGTAAAGCACGATCAGACCGCGCGCCAGCAGTTCGTCGGCCAGTGTTTCGATGTCAACATTGTCCCCGCCGAGGTAGCGCATCTTGAGCGTGTCGGTATCCCATTTCAGGTAGCCTTCGCGGTCGGCTTCGCACCACAGTGACACGTAAAAGAGGCGTGCAAGCGGCGTCAGTTTGACGATGTCGGCGCTCGTGAAGAACTCCGGCTTGATGCTGCGAATCCTAGCCATGCGCCGCCCCTTGCCCCTTCCCCGCAATCGCAAACAGCGCCGCAAACGCGCTCGCAGGCGTCACGGGAATCGGCGGTAGCCCTTTGCGTCGCCGGTTGGTCCGGCGGTTGCTGGCCTTGACTGCCTCATGCCGAACCGGGTCGGCCTTGATCTGCTCCCAAATTTCCGCCGTTGTTTTAGCAAGGCTCGGAGCGTTGGGCGCGCTGCCCCGCTTGTAGAGCGCGAGCGGGCGCCCGTCGGTTGGTCGCCACCCCGCGATGCGAACCTTCCGGCGCTTGGCGTTGACCATCCGTGTCAAGTGCCGTTGCGCCGTAGATCTGGCCATGCATAGCGCGGCGGCAAGTTCGAGGATATCCATCGGCTCCGATAGTGCTTCGATGATTCGCCGCTCCTGGCGCTCGCGGCGTTCTTTCTGGTAGTCGGGTGAGCGGGGCTTCATGCGGGCTCCGTGTTGGCTTGGGTGGTGAAGAGGTCGGCTTGGCGTGAGGCGAGATCGGCGGCGGCTTGTGCTTCGGCCAAGGTGGCGCGGGCTTCCGCGATTCGCTCGTCCTGCAGCGGCTTGTAATCGGGATTTAGTTCGCAGCCCACGAACTCCCTGCCGTGCAGAATTGATACCTCTGCTGTGGTGCCGGATCCCATGAACGGATCGAGCACAACGTCATCTGGACGCGATCCGGCAAGGATGCACGGCACAATCAGGTCTGGCGGGAAAACGGCGAAGTGGTCTATAATGACCTCATTGCACAAACACTGAGGATGCGCAGATGAAGCCTGTCGAGAAGGAATGCCAGCAATGCCGCCAGCAGTATCTTGCGAAGGATGACCGAAAAAATCGGCCATCGAAGTATTGCTCTCGTCCTTGCCGTGATGCGGCACGAACGACCCGCGTTGAGCTTCAGTGTGTTGAGTGTCAGGCGCAGTTCCGGCGCAAGGCGTACATGGCAGCGTGGTCGCAGGAGCGAGGCCCGTTTTGCTCGTTTGCGTGCTATGGGTCGTGGCAGTCGAAGCATTGCACAGGGGCGATGAATCCACTTCACAACCCTGATGCTCACCATGTTCTGACTTGCACGCAATGCCAATCTGAGTTCCCGCGCCCGAAATATGTTCGGTCTGGAGCAAAGCAGTTTTGCTCGCGTGCGTGTTTTCAACTTTATTCGTCGGCGCATTACACACATGCACACCCGCCGACTTATGGAAAGTCGTGGCTGTCTCGTCGCAAGCAGGCGATGGCGCGCGATTCTCACCAGTGTCAGGATTGCTCGTCAAAGTCGAGCTTGGTTGTGCATCATATCCGCGAGTACCGGACTTTTTCACTCGCGACAGATGCGCATGAATTGGGCAATCTGGTGACGCTGTGTAGGGCTTGCCATCGTCGCCGACATAATCCGTAAGCGCTTTTTTGCCGTTGTAAGGCTTGGTAGCGACGCTCCACACGCTGCGGCGGTTGCGCTTGCCATCAGCAGGCGTGCCAAGCATGCTACTTTCACGACCGCCACCTTGCGTTATAGCCGCCTTGATACCGCCGTGCATGGTCATGCGCGGCATAGGCGGCTCGCCAACGGCTGGCTCCTTTACCGCCTCGGCATCGTAAAAGTAGCGCGGCGACTTCGACAGCAGGAACAGGTATTCGTGCGCCTTGGTGCAGCGATCGGTCACGCTTTCCGGCATCGGGTTCGGCTTGTGCCAAATGATGTCCTGGCGCAGATACCAGCCATCGGCGCGCAGGGCGAATGCCAGCATCCAAGGAATTCCGATCAGGTCTTTCGTTTTGCAACCTGCCGGCGTGCCGATTCGCGCCACGCTGTTTTGCGCCTCGGGGCGATTTGCACCTACCCCCGGATTGGTGGACTGCTGCCTGTCGGCTTTCGTGCCGGTTGCGTAGCTGTCCCCGATATTCACCCAAAGCGTGCCATCGTCAGCCAGCACCTCGCGCACGCAGCGGAAAACGTCGACCAGTTCGGCAATGAACTGTTCCGGCGTTTCCTCAAGCCCGATCTGGCCTTCGTGCCCGTAATCACGCAGTCCAAAATACGGCGGGCTTGTGACGCAGGTTTGCACCTTGACGCCAGCAGCAGCCATTGCGCGCAGGCTGTCCCGGCAATCGCCGAAGTGAATGGCGTTGACCCAATCGTTTACAATTCCATCAGCCATTCTCATTCCTCGTGTGTTTTTGTTTATGGTCAGAAGCCGTCGCGGTCGCACCCGCTACGGCTTCGCTAAGCAAGTCAAGTTGGCGCTTATCAGCAGCCACGTAAATCACGCTCCCACCTTCCAGCCACGGATCGTCGCAATCAATCTGCCCATGCTCGACGGCCAGCGCGGAAGCCTGCCTGCAGACGGCGGAACGCTGGCTCATGAAGATGCAGCCTTCGCACTGGTCTTTGATTGGAGCCGGCGCGGCTTTAAATCCGATCGCCGCCGGGTCGATGGGCACAGCCGTTTTGCCGCGCCACTTGGGATCAAGGGTGTTGAGGGTCACATCAGCCTCCCAGCATCCGCAGCAGGCCGCGCCTCGGTGTTACCTCGATCACTTGCTGATCCATCGTCTTGAACTGGTAGACCGGCGCCACACCGAGGCAGGACTGAATCAGCTCGGGGATCTTCTCGCGCAGGGCGGCCGGCATCTTGTCGTAGTCGATGCGGTGCACCGTGCGCAGGATGTTGTAAGCGTCGCCAGCCGGGATTACGTTGAGCATCCTGGCCACGGCGTCAACGGTGCAGATGCTGAAATGCCGATCCGCGAGCATCGTGTTCAAGGCGGTCGTTGCCGCCATCTTCTTGAGGTCTTCCATGTCAGGCTCCCTGTTGTGGTTGTTGTGGCATTCCAAGCTTCTCGCGCGCCTCGGCCAGCAACTCCAACTCCGTGCCGTACCGCGCGACGAATTGCGCTTTGTGCCCGTGCACGCTGACGCGCCGCAGCGGGTCGGTGTCGTCTTGTTGATGGTGCGGCGCGCAGAGCGGCAAAACGAGCATGTGCGCGCCCGGCTTCGTCCTGCCGTCGATGTGGTGAATGCTGATCAGCGAGTTTTCCCAGCCATCCTTTGCGCAAGCCACACACCCGAGCGAGGCAATGGCATCCATGAACCGCTGTTCCTCGGCGGTCGGCGGCCGGCCCTTCATGCAGCGCGACTTCATTGGCTGGCGCAGCTTTGCCACGGTGGCGGCTTCCTTGCGCTCTGATCGCTTGAAGGCAGCGGCTTTGAGGCCGGTTTTGCGGGTCAGGGCGGTGCGTTTCACTCCCCGGCCTTCGCATACGTTGACGGCCACGCCCGCACCGAGCAGTCGGGAGCATCGGCGCGAATCAGGCGCTTGGGCGGCACGTAAGCCTTCCGGCTCATCAGATCGACCTGGCGCGGCGCCGCTACCTTGCCGACGAACTTGGCCTTGCTCGCGAAATGCTCGATAGCCGGAACGCCGCGCGCAACCGTTCCGATGCTCGTAAAGCGCAGCCAGCCGCTACGGATGGCGCACTGCAGGCGGTCGGCAGAATCGGATTTCGCGCCGAAGATGCCGGTGGCGAGTAGTTCGGCTTCGGTCTTCGGGCCTTCGCGGTGGAGGTATTCGGCGGCTTGGTAAGCGGCGCTGGATTTGGGTGGGTGGTGGGTCATGTCTGCACTCACTTGATGCGGTGCTGAGTGACCCCGGTAATCCCGCGCGGGAGTTCTGGCGGGTTCTCCAAGAAGCCGCTGCCCTTCGCGCCGCTCGCCTTGACATAGTCGACTTCGACCTTGGCGGTGTTCACGATCACTTGGGCGATGTCCGAAACCGCTTTCGCAGTCTCGATATCCATCGACTTGTCCTTGAGTCCCTTGAGCGCGTCGAAAAGGTGTGTGCGCAGGTCGGCGATGTTGTTGCTCATTTTCCAGTCCTTTTATTGATTTGCCGGTTGAGAGCGCCGCGCAGGATTACCAGTTGCGCGATCTCTTTCGGGTAGTTGTGCACGGTGTTGCGGCGCATGTTCTCGGCGAGGGTGATGCACTCGACCCGGTCGACGGTGATCTCATCGAGCGCGGCGGTCTTCATGCCTGGCTTGAACACGACGATGTGTTTTGGCGGCACCGGGCCGTTCGCCTCGATCCAGACCAACTCGTGCACCGCGCGCCAGCGCTTGCTACTACTTCCCTTGCCCTCGCTGACCTTGCGGCGCAAGATGCCGTCATCCGTTACCTTCAGGCTGCCGATTGGCTGCGTGTTGTGCGGCAGTTGGCCGGGCCTGAATTGCGTACTCTCGCCGCCGATTTGCAGCCCCTTCATGCCTTTATTCCAAGTTGCATGGCCTTTGCCAAAACGCGTCGCACCGCCCTTAATACCGTCAAGGCGCCCAGCCGCTCCGCTAGCAAGGAACTCGGCCGTTTTCTTGAGGCCGAGCGCTTGCGCCTTGCGATAGGTCTGCTCGAGCGAGTGGCCGACCATGAAGGCGACGTTCTCGGTCTTGAAGTTTGGGTACTGGCGACGAAGCGTTTCGACCTGATCCTCGGTCCAGATGGCGCGCGGCTTGTGGATGCCTCTCGACTTGCTCATGCGCGCACCTCGCTCCGAAAGAACCCCACCGGCAGCGCCATCGGATCGCGCATCACCGGCCCGCGGTGCAGCCGGACCTTGAAAGGAGCATCGTCGGCAAGAAGGTGAACATGCCGCGCCGGGTCGCGCTCCGCGATCTTCTTGGGTGAGCGCGTGACGTTCTGCGCCTTGCGGTACTCGGTAACTTCGCCGAGGTTTGCGAGGAATCGCGCGACCTGCTCGGCATCGTCGGTCAGGCGGTACGTGAACTGCTCGTTTGGCCTTGCGCGGGTCACTTCCAGCACCGGCAGCACGTCGTTGATATAGCCGCGCACGCCCGATTGCGTCATGTTTAAGAGCCCCTGGATATCGCCGCGCGTCATGGTGCGCTGGCGAAGCTCGGCGATCAGCATGTGCAGGCTGGCGATGCGCGCGGCGGAGCGTTGGTCGTTGAGGGTGGCGATGGTCATACGGCACCGCCGATCTGCGCTGCCAGACATTCGCGCTCGCGTTCCTTCCGCGCAGCCATCGCCGCCTTGTAGCTCGCCTTAGCCTCCTTGACGGTCGGCTTCCATTCGCCCGTCGCGCGGCTCGACTTCAAGCGCACGTAGTCGCGCGTCGGATCGCCGTAGCGTGCGTAATGGTTGTATTCCCGCTCAGGCACTTCAATGCCCAGCCATTCGGCGAACGTCAGCGAGCTTTCGCTGTGGTAGTAGTCGTCCCACTTCGAACGCTTCGGCGGCTGCGGCAGGCGCTCGATTGCGTACGCGCGTCCGGCGTCCGTGCAGCGGAACACGACATCGCCGGGCTCGCAGAAAGCTGGAGCCTTCCCACTCGTCATCAGGCCAGCCGCCTCCGGCGCCTCAAGGTCAGCTTGATCGTGGTGGCCGCGCCCGGCGACGAAGTGATTGCGGTACGATTCGCGGCGCTCAGGCATGACCCCAAGCGTGTGGTGCAGCAGGTCGAGTTGCTTGCTGGTGATGGCGCTCATGCCGCACCCCGCTTCTCTTCCCGCTCAATCGCAGCAAACAGCCCGCAGATATCGGCGTGGTGTTGGGCATCGCAGCACAGCCTCGCATCAGCACGCTCTTGCGCGAGGTAGCCGTTAGCGAAAGCTTTGACGGTCGCGAGCAGGTCGGACGATGCGGGAGGGGCGGTGTAGATTGGAATGGTGCCGACACCGGGCTCTTTGTTCAGGCCGACGCCGATTCCGCCGATGCGCGGGTCAGCGAGTTCCGCGAGGGTGCTAGCCCTGATGTGAGCAGCCGGCTTGCGCTCATCAAACTCCGCCACGACAGCCGACAGGCGCGCGACGGCTTCGTGGAGGTCGGCGCCGCCTGCGTCGATTTTGGCTTGCGGCAGGCTGGCGAGGAACTGGCGGGCTTGGTCGAGGGCGGTCATGCTGGCACCTCGTAGTCGTCAATACTGTCCCCGCGCTCACTCTCCCACTCGCACCAGTCCGGCTCGTCGACTTCCTCGCCGGGGCCGTACTGCTGGAAGCACTCCAGCCCGCCCGCGTTGGCGAAATCTGGCTTGATCCGGTTTTCCAGTTGGAACAGGTCGTATTGCGCCAGCACGTCGAGAATCTTCTTGGCCTCTTCCGGCGATGCCACTGGCACATGGAAGGGTTCGCCGGGAATTTGCGGAATCCACCACACGCGCAGGTCGCCTTGCTTCGGCTTCGCGGCGCTCATTGATGACTCTCCGCCTTGACTGCAGCTTCCAGCAGCTCGCGCACGGTCGCCTGCGCGCCGGCACTCTCGCGCTTGAGGTTTTCGATTCCCTTGGCCGTGCGCTCGAAATATTGAGTGCGAGTGTCGAACGTCGCGCTTGCACGCATGAGCTCAATCGCACGGTCGCGCAGCGACGACAACTCGGCGATCGTCGGCTTGCGCGTGCCCGGCAGCGTCATCTTGCCGTTGCTGCCCACCGGCAGATACAGGTCCGAAGTCGTGCCTTGGTCGGCAAACTGGACGAGGCCGAGCAGCAGCGGGCCAGCCGAATCGACGCACAGGGTATGGATTTCGTGCGGCTCGACGAAGTAGCGGGCGCCGGCCGGGCAGATTTCGGCCTCGCGATGCAGCCATGCGGGGGCGATTCGCTTGAGCTCGCGCGTCTCGGCGTGATACTCGAAACGCTCCCACTCGCTAGCATAGGTCGCGACGGACGGCATGAACCGCAGATGCGCCAACGCGCCGGCCAGCACGATACTGCTGAACGCGTAGCGGTGCGAATGCGGGTTGACCAGGAAGCCGCTGTTATCGTTGCGCGGCTCCTCCATCAGGTACAGTTTGACGGTCAGCGCCTCGCTGCGCGACAGGCACAGGTAGTCCATGCCGTCGACGTGATGGTTGATGGACGAGTGGCGCGTCATCGCTTCCACGTCCATTTGCTCCGGCATGATCTGAAACAAGGCCGGATCGAGTTGCACGCGCGGTTGCGCGGCCGGTTTTGTCTTGTATGTCATAATTCAGTTCCTTGAAGTAGAAGTACCGGGCCGACTGCGAATCGGCCCTTTTTTATTTCTGCTGCTCGCGCAAGAGTTGCCTGTATTTCTCGCGGCTCATTACGTGTCCCGGTTCGACGGGGAGTGGCTGGTCTTGGGGTGCTGGCTGGGTCATGCGCGCCCCTTGAACTTACCGTCAGCGTCGAACCGCTCGCGGTAGCCGATGTGCCCGCCACGCCCGAGCATCCAAAAGACGGCGAGCACGAAATGTCCGAACCACACGAGTGCGGTGAGCGTGATGGCTGCGCCGATGTCGGTCGCCCTGCGTTGCCCCGGCGAGTGGGGCGTAACCGTTTCGCTCGGCTTGGTCGGCGCGAGGAAATAGACCAGTCCGGCAATCGAGCTGCTCCACGCCCAAAACTGGAATACGTTCCCGGCCTCGGCCACGCCGTCACGCTTCCAGGCGTACAGCAGCGCGGCGAAAGCGGCCCACTTCACGATCAGCAGGAGCCATGAGGTCAGCTTGCGGCCGGCGCTCATGCCGTCGCCTTCGATGGGTCGTATGCGAGGCCGCGCCAGCGCAGATCTTGGTTCAGCGCGGGAGTGCGCGACTTGCACACATCGCTCGCCTCGTGCTGGCCGCCGTAATCCCACCGCTTGCCGCTCCAGTGCCAAAAGGCAGTCTTGCCAATGGTCGGAATCTCGCGCTCGTACACGCCCTTGCGTACCGGCTTCACGCTGCCGGCGAACCACGGCGTCACTTTCGCGGCGCTCACGCAACCACCTCGACCGGCGTTTTCCACCCCTCGCCCACACCCGCCGCACGGAACCGCTCGCGCCGGTCGCCCATCAGCGCGCGCAGTTCGCGGATCGGCATGCCGGTCAGTTCGTGCGCGGCGACGAGCAGCGTTGCTCCCACGGCCAGGCGCTTGTGGCGGATCTTGGAAATTTGAGGCGGGGCGACTTCCAGCGCACGCGCGAGCGCTGCATCGTTCTTGCAGCCGAGCTTTTCGAGCAAGGCGTCGAGCAGCGCGTTGGGGTTGTACTCTTCCATTACTTTTCTCCTGGTTGGTGTAGATCAAACTGCGGGACAAGCTGCTGGGGTAACGTGTAGCGGTGGGGAATCTGTTGCTTGCGCGCCGGGAACAAAAAACTCATGCAGCTATTCGCTGCCCAGCACGACACCGAGACAGCACGATGCGCGGCGCGTCCTCGCCGGGCCCGGCTGCGTGTATCGGCGTGTAGTCCCCGCTGCCATTGGGACCAGTCGGGTTTTGCCAGCCGATGATGTGACTCTCGCGCGTCATTGGGTCGCCTCGGCGCAGCTTGCGGAGCCAGCAATAAACGTGTTCGCGGTGATATCCCGCGCGCTTCGCCAGTTCGGATGCGGTTCCCGGCATCGATTGCAAAATGTCCTCTTTGGCCGTGTGGTAGATGCGCCCTTTCGGTGGCTCAACCCTGCGCACGCGCGGCGGATACGGATCCTCGTCAAATGGCACGCCCATCAACTGGCGCACGTACTGAATGCTCCAGCCGGTGCGGTCCATGATCCTGACCATCAAGCCGTCGCTGACCGGCGCCTGAAGGCTGAGGATGCGGCTGATTACGGCTGGATCGACCTCAAGGGCACGCGCAATTTGGCAGGCGTTTTCCGCCCGCGCCACGAAGCCGAACTCATCCAAGAGCTTGCCGGGCGTGTAGCTCGGGTCGGACAGGTCGACGGAATTGCGCATGACGGCTCCTTGGGGTGGCGCAAGCGTGGGGCGGGGCTAATCGGGTACGGTGGGGCAAGCTCGCGCGGGTCGAGCTGGCGCTGGAACTGGCGGATCGAGCGGGATGCGGTGCTTCTCGGCCAGCGCCTGGATGCCAGTGATCGTCTTGTGCGATGGCCTGGTTGTGCCGGTCTTGCCCGCCGCCATCTCGCTAATGGTGGGCTGACTGCATCCAACCTCGGCCGCGATCTTCGATTGCGTCAGGTTGAGCTCTTTGAGGCGCGCGAGGATATATGGAATGTTCATGCAACCAATTATCGGGCTTCCGATATTGGCTGTCAATCGGTTTTCCGATGCGCTTTCCGATGAAAATATCGGCCATGTCTAAAATCGGAACACGCGTGAGAGAGGCCCGCAAGGCGGCAGGGCTCACTCAGAAAGAGCTGGCCTTCAAAGCTGGCATGAAGCAGTCGTCGCTGTCCGAACTGGAGACGGGCGAATCGGCGAGCTCAACCAATCTCGCAACCTTGGCGAACGTGCTGGAGGTCAGCGCCTATTGGCTTGAGACTGGTAAGGGCGACCCCAAGCCAAAGCAAGGAGTAAATTTGGTATCAGCGCCAGAGCGACGCAACCCGAGACTGCAATTCGTGACCGACGAAGAGTGGGACTTGCTGGATTATTTCCGTGGCACGGATGATGACGGGCGCGGCGCCATACTGGAAACCGCCCAGGTGCAGCCGCGCGTCGTCCTACCGGGGATTGTTCACGACAAGCGTTAGCGGCGCCCGCGGGTTGGCAGGGTGCTTCTTTGCTCTCATTTCCATGATCCGCAGCATCTCATCCTTGCGACGCTGGTCCATGGCGGTATATGCGGCGATGATTCTGTTTAGATGTTTCATGGCTTCTAGGGTTGATGTCTCCTGGAAATCAATATAGCAGTGTCAGACGACTCCTACAAAGACGCAAAAAGAAGGCAAAAGACCCTCCAATTCTCAGAATGCGCCATCAATTCTCTCCAACTTTCACAATATGTAACCGTATTCGCCTCAGAATCGCTCTGAATTGGTGCGCGTGTCAGTGACCGAATGTCGCTGTGGCTTCAAAGTGAAGCCACTTCCGCCGGCTCGCGCCCCGGGCAGGTAAGAATCGCGCGATGCCAAAACCACGAGCGCGAGTACGAGTCACCACCATCCGACTCCCATCAGAACTACATGCCGAACTCAAGGAGACCGCCGAGCGTTCCGGTCGCTCCATGAACGAAGAGATCATTGCCCGCCTGGCAATCGCTCCGAACGAGATCACCTTGCGTGACATCGCGCGCCAGAACGGCCAGATCATGCTGATGGTTCAGCGGCTTGTTGACTCGTTGTAGCTGTGGACAGTTACACCTTTACCATAATTGGTGAGTTTTCCACCGTCCTTAACTAGCACAACCGCGCATACGGTGACCAGAAGCTTGAGCAAACCGCTCTAAATTTTGTGGCGGTTCCGCAACCGCTCGCCCTCCCCCTCGCCCAATCCGCCCACCCCAGCCAGTGCTGACGCGCGTCAAAGCCTGCGCACCAGGTGTTTGCGCCAGCACAAATCGACTCCAGGGAAATAAATATCGTTTTCCGATACTTTTTATCGGAATACCGATTGACATCGAATATCGGGACGCCGATAATTAGCCCATCGACACACAGCAATGAGGTTGACGGTGGCACAGCGAATCGTTCAGAGGCATCAGCACGCGGAGATGGTGGCGAAATACCGAGCCGGCTCAACGCTTGCTCAAGTTGGCGCGGAGTTCGGCATCAGCCGTGAGCGGGTGCGTCAGATCATTGCTGCGAACGGAGTGGGCCGGATCGACGGCGGGATGGCGGTCCGTTCGCTGCAAGCCATCCCTGACAAGGTTGCAAAGAAGCAGCTAAAGAAAGCCCGGCAAGAGGCGTATTGGCGGGCGACATGGGGGATGAGTCTCGATGACTACAAGGCCGTTGTCGCGGAGCATGGCTCTTCGTCGCATCCGAGCAGCCCTCTTCGGAAGTATATCGAGCACAGGAATAACGCCAAAAAGCGTCGCATCGCATGGAACTTCACTTTTGTCGACTGGTGGCGCATCTGGCAGGAATCCGGCAAGTGGGAGCAGCGCGGACGCGGCCCCGGCTATCACGGTTATGTGATGGCCCGCTACGGCGATGCTGACACGCCGTATAGCCCCGATACCGTCTACATCTGCACGCAGTCGCAGAACTCCAAAGACAGCTATCTCGTAGTCCCTGGCGCAGTCAGGGCGGAGAAAGCGAAACGCACAATCGCAGCACGCAAGTAACCGACCGCAGCACCCACCACCGGAGGCCGCAATGACGCAGACCACGCACCCGAGCAAGGAGGCAGTCAGGCAGTTGATGCAGCGCCACCGGGAAGAAAAGACGCCGCCACTGTCGCCGGAGCGGATCAGGGAAGAGTTGGGCTGGAACCTGCTGCCGCACAACACGGCGCAAGGCGTGAAATGAAGCTGCCCACTCAATACGGCCAGCGAGCGCGGGACCAGCAGGCGCGCAAGGCGAATTCCGCCAGGCGCAAGGAAATGAAAAAGCGGGCGGAGCGCGAGCAGAAGGCCCGGTAACAACACAAAAGGAGCGAACCATGGCAAGCCAAGAAATCATCGAAGTCCGACTGACGCGCGATCGCCACAACGAGCCGCTCGTTGTAATCGATTCGCCGCTCGGTAGCGGCATGGAGGTATCGCCGGCCCGTCTGCGCGCACTGGCTGCCGCCCTATGCCGTGCGGCTGATGAGGCGGATGCGCAGCGGACCAAGGCGCGGCACTTCACGCCTGTCAAGCGCGAATACGCGGTGTAAGCGAGCAGAAGGCTCGGTAACGAATAACGGCGCGCATGGGCGCGGCGAATAACCAGGGAGAGAGAAATGAGTTTGGACCTGACGGCACTCGGCTTCACCAAGGAAGAACTTCAAGACCGCGTGATCGACCAGATCGTGCAGAGCGTCATGTGCGGCAAGTGGACGGACGAGGACGGCGAAGAAAGCCTCCGCGACTCGCGCTTCAAGCAGGAACTCGACAAGCGCATCAAGACGCGCATCGACGACACGATCAACGCGCTGGCTGAGAAGCACGTCCTGCCGAACGTGTCGCAGTACATCGAGAACCTGACCATCCAGCAGACGAATCAGTATGGCGAGCGCAAGGGCGCGCCGGTCACGTTCATCGAGTACCTGGTGCAGCGCGCGAAGGACTACATGCAGGAAGAAGTGAACTCCAGCGGCAAGACGCGCGCCGAGGACAGCTACGGATTCACCGGCAAGCAGACCCGCATCACCTACCTGATCCATCAGCACCTGCACTACTCCATCGAAACCGCGATGAAGAATTCGATGGTGCTGGCAACCGGCGAGATTGCGCGCGGCATTCACGAGACCGCGCGACACAAGCTGAACGAAATCGCCGCCAGCCTCAAAGTGTCCGTAACGGCTTGAAGTGTCATGACCACCGAATCCCGCGCGCTCAACGCCCGCCCCGGCCAAACCTGGCGCACCGCAAATGGCCACCTCATCAGGCTGATCCACGGACCCGCCAGTGATGCGCCATTCCCGCTCCAAGGTGCGTACGTCAACGGGCGTGTCGATGGCTGCCTCGGAATGACCTTTACCAAGACCGGCGAGGCGTCGCGGGGCGGCGACCGGCTGGAAGAACTTGTCGATCAATCGAAATAACCACAACAGGAGAAGAGCATGAAAGTCACCGCAACGCTGAGCGCATTCCTCATGAGCGGCACCAGTGTCACGCCGCAGCAACTCCAGACCGAGCATGGCGTGCGTCACATGTGCTTTCGTGACGATAAGGATTACTGGCTCAAGCTCGGCTACACCTACATCGGCGAAGCCACCATCACGGTCGACGTTCCCGACGAAAAGACCCTGATCGACAGCAAGGTCGAGGCGCTGCGCGAAGAGATCAAGACCACGCGCGCCGATGCGACGGCCAAGGTGACGCAACTGGAGGGCCAGATTCAGCAGTTGCTGGCGATCGAATTCACGCCGAGCGCGCCGGCCGACTGACATGCTCACCCCAATCACTCCCTGCCACTGCCTCTACTGGCTTTCGCCAGTGCCCTATGCCGAGGGCTGCGATGAGGCGGCAGGACTGACCGGACGACCCGAGCAACTGGACTACGGCTAGATGCTGCGCTTGTTGGGCGGCATCCCGGCAAGCGCGAAACCGAAGCACTCAACGCCCCGCACGACGGGGCTTTGGGCGTGCAAGAGCCCGATAAACCACTACTGGAGGATGCCATGAAGCGCGCTAACTAAACCGACATCGGCCTGGATATTCACACGAGTGAGCACTGGCAAAGCGCCCGACTGGCCCGCGACAAGGGCTGCCACCGAAGCCAACAACAAACCAAGGGGAATCCCATGCAACGCAAAGAGAACGAGTCGTTTGAGGCAGACAAAGCGCGCCGCGCCGTCGCCAACACCGCTACCAAGAACATCAACGCCAAGACCAAGGGCGGCAACGTCGGCAACCGCGCCGAACTGCGCCAGCACCAGCGCGCCGAAGGCAAAGGCAAGATCAAAGGCACCTACGGCCAGAGCCTGATGGCGAAGTTCGCCACGATGCGCGCGACCGCCACCCGATTCGCCACCCACGCAGCCCATCTCCGCCACATGGCCGAGCGCAAAGCCCGTCGCGCCGCCAACGACTCGGCCGGGATGCTCGCCGCCTGATTCCGCCCGCCTTCGCAAGTCCATCGCCCGGCTAGACCGGGCTTTGGCACTGAGAAGCCAACCACCGGAGCCCTTCATGCCCAAGCGCCACATCACCACCCTCCCCGGCGGCAACGTCCTGGTCGCCACCTTCGACGATCAAGGCAACGCCAGCAGCCGCGAATACACGCGCCGCGGACCCTGCGTCTACGTCCTGCAGGATCAGGGCCCGAGACTTCCGGCCTACATGGAACTGCGCCCGCATGGCGAGCCGCTCGTGGTCCGGCGCGGCGAGTCGCTCGAGCAGACGATCCGGCGCGAGCTGCATGAGGCCGACACGAAGAACTCGCGGGCGCTGACGGCGTGGGATGCGGTGTTCTCGCTCACTGCGTACAGCACTAGTGTTGCGTTTCTGGTGGCGCTCGGCATCACGGGCTTGTTCGCGCTGATCGTCGGCAGCTTGGCGTCGAATCTCGGCGTCGTGCTGGGCGGGATGCTGCTGGCGGGAATGGCGGGAATTGGGCTGCGCGTGATCTGGAGCGAGTTCCCGAAGTGGCACTGGCTGTTCCTGGCGATCGTCCTGCTGGTGGCGGCGACGTTTCGGCTGGGCGCCGTATGGCTGTCGTCGCAGCCGTTCAATCTGATTCGATAAGCGCGAGAGCGCGATAACTAGAGGGGAAAGAGAAGATGGCGCTGAATAAGAAAGAACAGGCCGAAATGGCGGCGCTCAAGCGCGAGGCGTTGCTTGGCCGAGCGCTGCGCTGGACCGACCCAGTGCCGCGCGACTTGCCGCCGCCGAATTCGGGCGTGACGGTCACGCAGGGATGGGATTTCAATGCCCATTGCGGCACTGTCGACAAGGCGTGGTCAAGCGCCGTCCACCACGGCAGAGGCGAATACCAGAGCAAAGGCCGCTCTAGCGGGTCGCAAAACCCGCGCACCCTGTTCAGCAACGAGGAACTGGCCCTGCGCGCCTGCCGCCATGCAATGGAACGTGACTTCGCTGAGAGGTTGGCCGCGATTGACGCCCGACTGGAAGCGCTGCGGGGTGCCGCATGACCGCCCGCCCCTTCGCCATCCACACCACCCGCCACCCGCTCTTATCGATCGCCTCCGTCCTGGCGCTGGGCGCTTGCGCTGACTGGCTGGCCGATTCTACTGCACGACTGATCCTTTGGGGGCTGGCATGAGCGACCGTGAATTGCTGGAACTGGCAGCGAAGGCGTGCGGCTTTGAGGGCACGGTTGAGGCATACCCAAGCGGCTACGTCGAAATGGCGCTCACGAATCACTTCCTGCGCAACGGCGGCAATGTCTGGAAGCCGCTCCATGACGATGCTGATGCGCTGGTATTGGGCGTAGATCTGCGCATCGGGCACGACTGCTACGTGGACGAGAAGTTAGTTGAACACTGCTGCGCATGGGTCAATCACCGCGAGGCTTCCGGCTTCCATCGGGTCTATGTGCCCTATGGTGAAAACCCTTACGCCGCCACGCGGCGCGCCATCGTGCTAGTCGCCGCTGAAATCGGAAAGGCCATGCCATGAGCCCAATCACCGAACACGAATTGACCGCCGCCAAGGTCAAGCTGTCCGGCGCAATCCTGCTGCTGGTGCTGTTCTTGCTGGCGATGCTGGCTGGGTGCGAGCGCGCGGAGATGAAAGAGGCGCGGGCGGCTATCGAAAAACCTGCGACGTACACCGACCCCGAAACCGGCTGCGAGTATTTCATGTTGGTCTATTACGGCCGTCCAGTGCCCATCGCGCCGCGCATGAGCCGCGACGGCAAGCAAATCTGCCGTGAGGCCAAGCCATGACCTATCGCATCAACACCCACGACCAACACAACCCGCTGCTCGAGATCGACGTTGGCGACCGCTGCATCGTGTTCACGGTGGCAAGCGTTCGGCCCAAGGCATGGGATTGGCTGGGCGGCGTACTTGACCGCCAAATCAACGAGATGATCGACCGGCGCGTGCGCGAAGCACTTGAGACGCACAAGAAGGCGCTGCGCGACCTGATCGGGGTGCAATCGTGACCCGCGCACTCGGCCAAGTCTTCGTCATCGTGCTCGCGTTCCTGATCCTGATCGCGGAAGTGCAGCGTGCCGACGAGCCGGCGCCGGAATCCCGGGCCGAGCGCCTGGCGCGTGCTGATGCGATTTTGGGTGTGGTGCGCAAATGAAGCTGCTGCGCCAAGTCGCGAGCAATCGGAAGTGCGGCCTGCGCTGGCGGGAGGCGGTGCGGGTCGCGATGTTGGGCAGGGCAATTTTAAAACTACGAGGGAGAGTGAAGTGAATGATGTAATCGAAATGGAACCGGCGCGCGGCAGCGCTGTAGCGACGACGCCAAGCGGTGCTGTGACGCCAGCCGACCTGCTGCGCCATGCGCTCGACAGCGGGGCCGACCTCGACCGCCTGGAGCGGCTGATGGAACTCAAGGAGCGCCACGAGGCCAACGAGGCGCGCAAGGCGTACGTGGCTGACATGGCGGCTTTCAAGCTCGACCCGCCCGAGATCGTCAAGGACAAGCTCGTCGGCTACAAGAACAAGGACGGCAGCGAGACCGGCTACCGGCACGCGACGCTGGGCAACGTGACTGGCGCCATCATTGAAGGGCTGGCTCGCCACGGATTCAGCCACCGCTGGGACACCGAGCAGCAAGGCGCGAACATCATCGTTACCTGCATCCTCACGCACAAGATGGGGCACAGCGAGCGCACGACGCTGAGCGGCGCCAAGGACGACTCCGGCAAGAAGAACAGCATCCAGCAAGTCGCGTCGACCATCACCTACCTGCAACGCTACACCCTCTTGGCGGCGACCGGGTTGGCGACGAAAGACCAGGACGACGACGGTGCCAGCGCCGAACTCGATACCACGCTGGCTGACAACTGGATCGCCAAGGTCAAGGCCGCGCCAACCGATGCCGATGTGGTCGCGGTATGGAATGCCGGGATCGTCGCCATCGAAAAGGCCAAGGACCAGCACGCCTACAAGGAATTCAAGGAAGCGGTGGCTGCGCGTCGAGCCGAACTGGCTGACGCCGAAGGTGCGCGCAAATGAGATTCGTCGAATGCCAGCAGGGAACGGCCGAGTGGCTGGCTGCTCGCGCAGGCCGCATTACCGCATCCTGCTTTGCCGACGCCATCAGCCTTTGCTCGCGCAGGTCGGGCGCTCGCAACGTCGGCGACCCGACCGCAGCGGCCGAGCGCTACGCGGCCGACTTAGCGATCGAGCGCATCAACGGCAAGCCGTACGGCGAGCCGGTCAAAACATGGCTCTTGGAGCGCGGCCACGAAATGGAGTTCGCCGCGCGCATGAAGTACGAGTCGCGCACCCGCTCGTTCGTGACCGAGGCCGGTATCTGCCTGACGGACGATGATGTTTTCGGCTACTCCACGGACGGCCTTGTCGACAGTGACGGGCTGATTGAGATTAAGGCACCGATTGACGGTAGCAAGATCCTGGCGCTCGGGCGCACTGGCGACCTGTCGGAATACGTCCATCAAATGCAGGGCGGCATGTGGATTACAGGGCGCCGCTGGTGCGATTTCATCATGTACGTGCCGGAACTGGCCTCGGTCGGCAAGGACTTGTACGTCAAGCGCGTCCACCGCGACGACGCTTTCATCGACGCCATGGTCATCGAGCTGGCGCGCTTCGCCGGCATGGTCGGGACGAACGAAGCGATCCTTCGCGGCGCGGAATGGGGCGATGTGGCGGGCAAGCTCGTCAGCACGACCGCTTCCAACGATACCCCTACGGCACCCGACTGGCGCAGCCAATTCTTGCAGCAAGCGTAACGCAACCACAACAACAGGAGAAGCCATGCACCAAGAGATCATCGACGCGCCGCTCGCCGCCACCTCAACTCAATCCGAAGTCGGCGCCCTGGCGCTCGTGACGCTCGACCCGGCCAAGTACGTGACTGAGGTATTCCAGCCGTTTCGCAGCAAGCTCGACGCCTTGAAGGCCGAGGCTGACGCCGCCCAATTCGACGTTGCGACAACTGCCGGCATGGCGACCGCGCTCAAGTACCGAGCTGCATTCCGCGACGATGTGCGGGTGGCCGGCGAAAAAGCGCGACAGCAGCGCAAGGCGCCGATCCTCGAAATCGGGCGCCTGCTCGACTCGAAGTACAAGGAACTCGCCGCCGAGGTCGCGCCGTACGAAGAGCGCTTCGACAGCGCCATCAAGGCCGAAGAAAAGCGCAAGGCTGACGAGAAGGCAGAGAAGGCGCGCATCGAGGCTGCGCGCATCGCCGCGATCCGCGCCAAGATCGACGCCATCCTGGCGATGCCGGCACAGAACGTCAGCAAGAACTCGGCCGACCTGAACGCAGCGTTGACCAGCCTCGCCCAGCGCACCGCGAGCGCGGAGGAATTTGCGGAGTTGGTCGGAGAGGCTGCGCTAGCGATCGAAACCACAGCGGAAGTGATGATCGGGATGCGCGACAAAGCTGCCGAAGCGGAAGCTGCCGCCCTCGCCGCCGAAGATGCCCGCAAGGCCGAAGCCGCCCGCCTCGAAGCCGAGCGCGCCGAACTGGCCCGCCTGCGCGCCGAGCAGGACGAGCGCGAGCGCATCGCCAACGCCGAAGCCGACCGGATCGCCGCGGAGCAGGCAGCCGAAGCGCGGCGCCTGGTCGAAGAGCGCCGCCAGCAGGAAGCCGAACTGCAGGCCCAGCGTGACGCCGAAGCCGCCCGAGTGCGCGCCGAGGAAGATGCGCGCGCCGCAGTCGTGGCCGAGCAGCAGCGCCAGATCGCCATCCAGCAAGAGCAACTCGCGGAGCAGCGCGCCGCCTTCGCCCGCGAGCAGGAAGAAACCCGCGCCCGCGCTGAAGCTGCCGCCCGGCTGGAATCGGATCATGCCGAAGCCCTGCTGATGGACGAGCAGTTCAACGTCGACCGCGAAGCCGAGCGCGTGCGCCTGCAAGCCTTGGCCGAGCAGTCCGCAATCGACGCCCGCGAGCGCGCCGACGACGAGCGCAAGGCGCATCTGCCGGCCGGATCGCTGCACCACATCGAGATCGAAGGCCCGAGCGACCGGGAATTCATCGAACTGGCTGCGACGACGTTCGATATGACGTTTGCCGATGCGCTGGAGCGGGTGGCGAGCATCGCGTTTGATGAACTGCGGGCGGTGGCATGAAAGAGCGGCCAATCCTTTTTAGTGCGCCGATGGTGCGCGCGCTGATCGACGGCAGCAAGACGCAGACGCGTCGGGTGTGCAAGCCGGCCGAGTCCGCAGAGCTGGACTACGTCGTCGGTATCCAAGACCCGCGCGACTTTGGCCAGCGTCCGCTGGAAGTTCTCGGCTCTGGGTGGTTTGGCGACGAAGAAGGTGACGTGCAGTTCTGCTCGCCATATGGCCATCCCGACGACCGCCTCTGGGTGCGCGAGACCTTCTTCGCCTTCGGTCGCTGGGAGACGCGCTACAGCGAGAAGAAGCAGCGCGACGAGTGGCACTTCATCGACATGACGTTGGCATGCGACCGGGCTTACCAGTACGCAGCCGACAACCCCGATGTGCCGCTGGCGAAGGGGCGCGGTGTCACGCCCGGCTGGTGGACTCGCCCCGCGATCTTCATGCCGCGCCACGCCTGCCGCACCGTGCTGGAAATCGTCAGCGTGCGCGTCGAGCGGCTGCAGGACATCAGCGAGGCCGACTGCTGGGCCGAGGGCATCGACGCGTGCGACGGCCTGCTCGATGACATGAAGATATTCGAAGCGGCCAAGCGCATGGGGCGGACCTTCGAGGATGCGGCGCCGACCTACGCCGCGCTGTGGGAGTCGATCAACGGCGCCGGTAGTTGGGACGCCAATCCGTGGGTGTGGGTGATCGAATTTCGGAGGGTGCAAGCATGAGCTACGAAGCCGAGAAAGCACTAGATCGCATCGTCGCCCTCTGCGAGAAATCCGACAACCTGACGGGGCGCCAAATCCGCATCTTCGATATCGCGCTGGAGGGCTTGGGCATGGTCGCCAAGCAGCGCGAAGAGATCACTGGCAAGTGGCGGCAAGCCAAGATCACGGCCAGGCGCGCGCGGTGGGAAGCGCGGCAAGCGGCAGAGTTGGCGGCATGACGGAAAAGCGCCTCTACATCGTCAGCCCGACCAACAAGCCGCATATCTGCCAGCAGATCCAGTCGCTTGAGGTTGGCGACCATGTGCGCGTCGGCCCACCCGATCGGCTGCTTGTCCAGAATTCGCGTTTCCATGCAATGTGCGGCGACGTGGCGAAACAGGCGAAGTACATGGGACGGACGCTCAAGCTGGCGCAATGGAAGGTTCTCTTCATCAGTGGCCACATGATCGAAACCGGCGAGGGTGCCGACGTTGTGCCGGGCCTGACGGGTGAATTCGTGAACCTGCGCGAGTCATCCGCCGAAATGTCGATCGCGCGCATGGCGAGCCTGATCGACTACGTATCGGCATGGGGCGCGCAAAACGGTATTCGGTTCCGCGAACAGAAGTTTTGAATCCAGGCGCGTGCGAGCGCCGATAACCAAGAGGGGAATGAGAATGGAAGATCAGAAAACGGCGGCCGGGCTGACGGAGGCGCCGGCCCATGTTGGCACGCTTTCTGTCTACGAGGACAAGGACACAAACTTCGGCTACGCGTACGACATCAGCACCAACGCGGCTGGCCACAAAGCACTTCAGTTGCTTGATGGTGCAGAGTTGTACGCGGTCAAGGCTGGAGCCGTGCCGGCAGCGCCACAGCAGGCGGTGCCGCCCGGTTACAATCTGGTGCCGACCAAGCTGACCGAAGAAATGCACGTTGCAGCGGTGCGCGCCATCATCAAAAGCACCGGCAACGATGATTTCCCGCCCGCTGTGTGGGCCGCTATGATTGCCGCTGCTCCGGTGCCACCCGTACCCGCGCCGGTCGAGCAGGCCGGCGAGAAGTACGCATCTATCTCGCTGAGCGGGAACCAGTTGCGCGCAGCGTTGGACTTTATAAACCCTGACGGCCCGGGTGACGAGGAACAGTGCAATGACTACCTGTACTTCGGCGTGCGCAAGCACCGCGACGACGACAACAAGGTTAGCGAGGGTATGTGCTGCTGGAACGAAGACACCGATGGCGTCTTTCCGCTGCCAGATGAATACGCGCCGGTCGAGCAGTCGAGCAACCCGGTGCCGCGCGTGGGCGGCGATACGAGCAACCTGATTCTCGATCGTTATAACGCCGGTTCGTTGAGCGATCACGGCGGCGGCAATGTGGATTGGTGGTGGGACTACATGCGCGCCGAACTGGATCGTGCGCATGACTTCTGCCAGTCGCAGGTTGAAAGCGCCAGCGCACCGCAAGCAGAGCGGGCGGCAATGCCGAGTGATGATGCAATCGAGCAGGCGGCGCTAAAGCACGTCGCGATCATGTGGGGGAGGATCGGCGTGGGCGGCGACTATCGCCTGACCGAGCAGTTCGCCCGCCTCAAGGCGTTCGCGCTGGAAGTCGCCGCCCCTGTAGCGCAGGAAGGCAAGCAGAGCGACCTGACGGCCGTTGACTGCCCGGTTTGCAGCGGCAAGGGACTGGTCGGTGGCCATACCGGCCAGACGCCCGAGAGCTACGAGGAAATCACGCTGGACTGCGACGAGTGCAGCGGGCAAGGCAAGATTATCGTGTCACGCAAAGACCTCGCATCGCTTGCCGCCCTGAGCAGCACCGAGGCCAGCGCACAGCCCTCTCCATCCAATAGCGGGAGCGTGGATACGGCGGAGCTGAAAGTCTTATGCGCGGTGTGGGCCGCAAGGCTCTACAGCAATCAACCAGTGAATATTAATGCAGCGTGGGAGAAAGTCATCGCCCACATCGAATCCCTGATCGCTGCGCGGGTAATTGGGGCACAGGCCGCGCCTGATGCAGTGCGGGTGGACTGGGCCTCAATCCCAACGGAATCAGGCTTGCATTGGTACGCCGAGAGCGCGCAATTTCCCCCAACTCAGGTCGAGCTGGAAGTGGGTTCTGATGGCGCCCTGTACGCCGTCGAAAATAATGCGCCACTCGGTATGGGATTTAAAGGCAAACGGCTGAACAGCATCGCCCACGCGAAGGGGCTTTGGCTGAAGATCAGCGTCCCATCGTACCCGGCATCAGCGCCAAATGGGGTCGGTGCATTCAGTTGTGCCCGCGCCAAACCGGGCAGCTTTTCTTCCGCGTGTCATGAGTTCTGCGGGGATAACGAAACGTGCGTCCGTGCCCTTCGCACCACCAGCACCCAGCCAACCCAGCCGACCAGCGAGAAAGGCGGTGAGCATGAATAAGCGAGCCTACCCGCTGGACCTAGAGAACATCGGTGGCGACATCTACTCGCTGATGTCGAAGGGCCACCACGCGCCGGAAGACTTCATGCGCCAAGTACGCGCTGACGGCTACACCTGGCCGCTAGGCATGCCGAAACACATCTGGCTGCGCTGCATTCCCCCTCCTGATGGATACGCGACTTGGTACGTCGAGGCCAAAGAAGGGGCGCGCGGCGCGTTCCCGGCGACGCAATGCTGGGAAGCGTACAACGACGACACCTACGAGTCGATCACAGCAGCCATCACCACCAACACCGCAGCGCAAGCTGCTACCCAGCCACTGACCCGATGCGCTGCGGCTAGGGACGGTGATTGCACGCATACGCAATGCCCGCAACTGCGCGACAACGAACCGCACGCTACCGGGCGTCATTGCCCTCTCGATACCAATTTGGATGAGGACTAAACCATGACCACTACCACCACCCCGCCGCGCGTAAGCGAACAGGCGGACGAGGTTCTGATCTCGCCGATGTTTTTGGCTAGTGCCGCCTTCTGCATCGAGAATTACAACACAGTGGCACCCAAAACACGGCAGGCGATGATCGACAAGCTGCTCGATGTGTCGGATCGCTTGCAAGCAGCGAAGTCTGCTGCGCTCACCCAGAAAGCCGCGCCCGAAGCGCCTGCCACCACGGCAAGCGTCCCGCACACTTACGCGGCGTTCCGTAGTCGTTACTACGTCGAGCACAAGAAAATGCCGAGCGATCAAGAGGTATTCGACGCTGGCATGCGTTCTGGCCGCGATCTGCAATGGCGGGACAAGGCCACCACGGCAAGCGTGAACGGGGAGGCGTTGACGGATGCGGAATTCCTTTCCAAGCGCCTGTCGCGCGTTGCAAGGCTGGCTGGCGTAGCGATGCCAAGCGGGACGTACGAACAGATTGCCGAGGTGGCGGGTACGATCCTTGGTGATATCGCCCGTGCTCTGGAGGCGAGTCGCGCCCCAACACCCCGCCGTGAGGCTGCACTGCTGAATGAACGGGCTGAATTCTCGCTCTTCTCTGCATGGACCAAGAAATACACGAAGGACAACCCCGGCGTAACTCTCAGCCCGCGTGTCGCATGGATGGGTCGCGCCGCCATCGCCCGACAAGCCGCGCCCGAAGCACCGACCGCCCTGCAGGAGCTGCGCGACGGATACCAAGGCAGCACGATGGCGTCCGACCTTCACGGCCCGAAGATCACCATGCGCTATGCGACGAGCGCGCAAGCTGACGCCGCGCACGATGTTCTGTGCCGAATGATCGATGAGACGCCGACGCGCGCATCCCCTGCGGCCACCACGACAAGCGCCCCGAGGATGGTCCGGTGCGAAGAATGCAATGAAGGCAAGCGCCTGCGCCACGCGGCAGGACCGAACGGCCCCATCGAGTACATCGAGGATTGCTCGCACTGCGATGGCACGGGCGAGGTTGAAGCTGACGACGAGGCCACTACGGCAAGCCAGTCCGATGCCGACAAGATGCTGGCGATGCGCGCCGAGTATGACCGCAAGGATGGCGCGGCACGCGGCACACTGATGGGCGGGGCCACCACGGCAAACACTGGCCCAAAAGTACGCGCGGTCATGCGCGTCAACGCGCCTCTGGTGCAAGCCCATCGTCAATTGGCGGTCACCACGGCAAGCGCGAGCTTTCACGAATTGAAGCAGCGGATTGCCGAGACAATAGGCGAAGGAAACTCGGTGACGATTCATGGCCGCGCCCTAGCACCCAGCCGTGAGGCTGCACCGCAGATCAAGACGTGGCAGGAGCGCGCGGGCGAGAATTGGCCGCATGCTCCGCTCCAAGTCTGTCAGGACGCAATGATTGCCGAGATTGCCGACCTTCGCGCAGCCCTTGCCCAGCAGGGCGCGACTCCCAGCGGAACGGTACAAGTCCCCATCAATGCCTATCTCTGGCTGATGGGAATGGGCCAGGACGGCTTTGCCCAAGACCGCAGCGGCGAGTTCTGGTGGCGTGGCGCCTTCAATGAGCGTGCTGGACTCGACATGATGGCGGTCCATGAAGCCAGCAAAGGTGTGGCCCGGCATCAGCCGGCGGGAGGTGGCGAATGACCCAGGAATCCAAAAAGTCAAAGTACATCACCTTGCAGGAGTGGGCTGAAGCGATGTTCTCGAAAGTCCCGCACTACAATACGCTGCTGCGATGGGTGCATGACGGACGCATCCAGCCGCAGCCCGAGAAGATCGGCAGGTGCTGGCAGGTCAAACGCGACGCAGTCTACATGGCGGATTGAGATGGGCAGAAAACGACTGGCAAAGAACCGCGGCTTCCCGCCGAACCTGTATCAGAACCCGGCGGGATACTTCTACTACAAGCATCCGCGGACGAAGAAACAGAAGGGGCTTGGGAAGGATCGCGCCAAGGCCTTCCAGGAGGCGCGGGCCGCGAACGCCGTGCTAGCGACGATGGCACCGACGCCGCTCGCGGATTGGGTGGCGGGTAAATCCGATCACACACTCGCCTCTTGGCTGCCGGTCTACAAGGAAGTCTGGCTGGAGGACAGCGATCCGCCGCCGGCCAAGGCGACGCTGCGTAGTTGCACCATGTACGTCAAGCGCCTCGCGGATGCGCCGTTCGCTTGGATGCGGCTTCGGGACATCACGGCGCAGCACATCTCCGACTACCTCGATACCGTCAAGGCCGAGAGCGGCGCGGCGACGGCGAACTGCCTGCGCGCCCGCATGAGCGACGTGTTCCGGCGCGCGGAGACCAAGGGATTGATCGAAGTCGGCAAAAGCCCGGTCGCGGCCACGAGGGCGCCTCGCCCCACGGTCAAGCGCGAGCGCCTGTCGCTCGAGCAGTTCCGCGCGATTCACGCACATGCGCCGGTCTGGCTGCAGCGCGCCATGTATCTGGCGCTGACGACGGCGCAGCGCCGGGACGACATAGCCAAAATGATGTTTGCGGATTGGCGTGACGGCAACTTGCATGTCGAGCAGGGCAAGGGGCGAGGTGCGGTCAAACTGCGGCTCGATGGCCGGATCCGGTTGACCAAGGTCGGCGTGTCGATCGCTGATGCGGTGCAGGCATGCCGCGACCTGATCGTGAGCCAGTACCTCGTGCACCACGTCGAGCACAACGGGACGGCAAAGCCGGGGCATCGGGTGACGAGCAATGGCCTGTCGAATGCCTTCCAGGCGGCGCGGGAGGCGGCTGGCATCGAGGCTCAAGACGGGCGCACGCCGCCGAGTTTTCACGAGATCAGGAGCCTGGCCGAGCGGCTGTACAAGGATGAGTTTGGAGCGGCCTTCGCACAAGCCATGCTCGGCCATAAAAACGCCAGCATGACGGAAAAATATGACGACCCGCGCGGCGGATGGCAGAGCATCGCGGCCAAATAATATCAGTAAAATATTCTACTAATTTCAGTAACCCAACAGCGAAACCCGCATGGATACTAGCTTTCAGCGGGTTCCCTAGCTTTGCTGTACTTAACATGCTTAAATGAATCTTTGCTCTGTAAAATCAACAGGTTAATCGAATTCCCGGCATTATACAGTACCCACTATTAACCACTGTATGACCCTTTAAAAAACAATGACTTACCACTGTATTTTATGAATCCGTTTTCCTGATGGGCTCGCCAAGCCGATCAGCCCCATCTGCGAACGGTCAACCCGCCCTCTCCGCTCGGCTATACCATGCCGTGATGACCACGCCCGACCGCCGCCAGGACCGCGCCACCGCGGCCACGCTCGCCGAAGCCCTGCGCATGAAAAATGCATTCAGCGCGATGGCTGGGTACGTGTTCGCCGTGCGCCGCCAAGTCAATCCGGATGTTGCGGAGCGCGTGCTGGCGGGTAGGTATGATCCGCGCCAGCTACCGGATCAGGCTGGCTCGCCCGGAACTTCGTCGCCGAACTTCGCCAGCACCACGGCGCGGCAGATCGCCTCAAGCGCAGTGCGACCCTTCCCGTAGTTCATGCGGTCGTCGCAATGCGCCTCCCAGCCTTCACCGCCAGCGCCACAGACGTACATCTTGTACTTTTCGATCAGCGGCCCGCCATGCTCCCAGCGGCTCGACCACTGCCGCAACATGTGACCGAGTTTGCCGCGCGGAGGAAACTGGTAGCCCGACGCGAGCAGGTTGGGTGGCGCCAGAATCCGAGATGCATTCTGACCGTCAGCATCGGGTGGGACATCGATCAATTGGTAGCCCTCGGCCTTAGCCACCCAATAGTTGAGCGCATCGCCTTCCAGTTCCGATACCTTCATGGCATTTCCTTTCCGATTTCAGCGGCGGCGCGCACGATGGCGCGACGGGTAGCAGCACAGGAATCCAAGTCGGCTCCTCCGTAAAACTCATTGGCGCTGAAATGGGGATGCCGCACCTGTGCATATGCCAACTTATCGTCAGCATCGTGCCCGGTAATCAATTCCAGCTTCACCGCCAGCCGCAGCGCATCGCCGTCGTCGTCCAGCGGAACCCATGGATGCCTCATCGTGCCGTGCTTGTCTGGCTGCGGGTTACGGTGCTGGAAGCAGGACCATTGCTCATTCCATACAACATCGTACCCAGCCGCCTTCGCCGCCAGTTCCAGCAATTCGCGATCTTTCATTTCTCTCTCCCGTTCTTGGTCTTGATGAGGAATAGCTCGAACAGCCCAGGATGCATGGGATTATGCCCGTACTCCCAATCCTGCCATGTGCGCAGCGTGCCGTGCACGAGCGCACCGGCTGCGGCTTGCGTCAGGCCGGCCGCTTTGCGAGCGGCCTTGATCTGCTCTTTCGTTGGCGTCATTCGACCAGCGGCCCTTTCGCGTGGTGGCTCATGCTGCACCATTCAGGCAAACCGGCTTTACGCGCTCGGGATGGGCGGCATAGAATGGCTGGCCGTATTCGCGCGCACCCGCGCCGATGCAGGAGAACCGATTCCATGCGCGCACCAAGCAACGCTCGCTCATTTCACCGATCAGGCGACCGGCCCAGCTTGGGTCAGCGTTGTGGTCGGCAATCGACTGATCGAACCACTTGTGCGGCATGATCGTGTTAGCGATCTTGAGCAGCGCATTGCGCACCTTGGCGACCACGACCGGATCGTGTTGCAGGTAGCCGTCGCCGTTTTCAAAGCCGCAACCCGGCAGATCGGGGCGCATGCCGAGCGGGGCCATGATTTCGTCCACTTCCTTGCACAGCGCCTCGTACTGGATGCATTCGGGGGCGGCGAGGAATTCGCGCCCATCGTCCGATACGTATTTGGTGACAACCCTCATCTTCTTTCTCCCGTTGTTGTTAGTCCCGGCAAGCTTGCCGCTCCTACTGGTAAAGCCCGCTCGAGGCGGGCGGGGGTGTTGTTAGGCGCTAAAGCCAGACGGCATTTCTGCTTGGCCGGGGAGGCGCGTCCAGTTCGCCAACAACTCTTTTTGCGTTGCAGTCCCGAAGTACGCGCGGCCCTCTTGCATCAATTCGATACGGCCAAATGCCTTGCGCTCAAGCACAAAGAACACGCGGCCTTTGGTTTCATTCTTGTGCATCCAACGGCTCGCTACCGGGGTTTTCGCTTCAGTCCCCATTTTCTTCTCCTGTTTTCGCCGCGCCGGTTGCGCCGCCCATGAACATCATCTTACACGTACGACGTACAATTGCAAGCGAAACTTTGCCCTCGTTGTAATTATTTGACGGTTAACAAATTGCCCAAACAGCAACGGCGCGACAATGCCTCATCAACCACTGGAGGCAACATGGCAATCGACGTTTATCTGCAAATCGAGGGAATCAAGGGCGAATCGAGCGACGACGGGCACAAGGGGTGGATTGAATGCCAGTCTGTGAACTGGTCGCTGCACCAACCAAAGAGCGCGACATCATCGACCGGCGGCGGGCACACGGCGGAGCGAGCCGAGTTGTCCGAGGTCAGCATCCAGAAAATCGCGGACCTCGCCTCACCCATCCTGGCGCAGCACTGCGCGATGGGCAAAACGATCCCGAAGGCCAAGATCGAATTCATGCGAGCAGACGGCAACGGCACGCCGGTCAAGTATTACGAGGTCGAGCTCGAGAACATCATCGTGGCCCATGTGGCGCAGGGCGTGGCCGGCGGGGATGTGATGGCGGAGAGCATCGGCCTGAAATTCTCGCGGGTGAAATGGAAGTATTGCCAGCAGAAGATCGGCGGCGGGGCCGGTGGGCATACGGTCGGCGGGTGGGATTGCGCGACGAACCGGGTGGCGGCATGAGGTGGGGAGCACTGGCGTTGCTGGCCTGCGCACTCCACGCCAACGCGCACGACGACGAACACCGTCCGGTGCCGCGCATCCCGCCAGTCGCGCCGTGGCTGACCGGGGCCGACCTGCTGCGCAAGCTGAACACCCCGGCCGACAATGCCAGCGCGGCAGACTACATCAAGGGCGTGCACGACGCCACGGAGCGGCGCGATTGGTGCTACCGCTCGCCCGACCGCAAGCCCATCGTGAAGCCACGCCCGGCCGACATGCTGGAGATGATGCGCGCCGCATTGGCTGCGCTGCCGCCGGCGCAACTGCAGCGCAACGCCGCTGACCTGTTGCGCCAAGTGTGGGAGGAAAAGTGGGTGTGCCCGCCCGATGGGTGCTGCGATGAGTAGGCCGCTGTACGCGGTGCTGGCGGCAGGCTACCCGAGGAAGCCGGCGATCGATACGGCTGCGCTGTACAACAGCATCGGGCACCCCGAGTATGCGAACGCCTATGAGATGCAGAATACGTGCGCGGTGCGGATCAGCCTGGCGCTACTGGCCGCCGGCATCCAGCCGGCGCCGGGCCACATGACCATCAAGGCGGGGCGATTCGCCGGCAGGCGGCTCGAGCAGAGCCAGCAGAGGCTATCGGCATTCCTGAAACAGCGGCTCGGCGAGCCCGAGATCTACAAGAGCGGGTACGAGGCGTGGAGCAAGATTCGGCCGCGCCGGGGCATCGTGTCGTTCTTCCACCTGAATGGCGCATGGGATAACCAGGGGCATATCGATCTCGTTGAACCGGCTGCGATGGAGGATTTGCAATGCGCCGGGGCGTGCTACTGGTCGTCGACAGAAGTGTGGTTCTGGCCGCTCAAGTAGCCATGTTCCAGCCGTCGACTGCCGCCTGCTCCACCCGGGCCCGGTCCTCGGGCCGAGTGCAGGTCAGCGGCGCGCCCTTCTGTCCGCACGCGCACGCAAGCTGCAGCAGCACGTCAGGGCCGTCGTGGCAGGTCAGGAATTTGGGCGTGGCGCCGCATTTGCAGGGGCGGATTGCGGGGCTCATGCTGCCGCCAGCATTTCGGGCGTTACCGTGTTGCGCGCGACCTGGCCGAAGTCGGCGTGGTACGTGATGGCCGTGCACTGACGCTCGCTCATCCAGCCGCCGCGACTGGCGTAGGCGTCCCGCGCCACCAGTGTAGAGTGCTGCACGATCGACATTCCCGAATACTCCTTTTCCTCGACGTGGTGCCGGTGCCCGGTATGCACAATCCGCTTGGTGGTCGCGCCCCAAACCTTCGGGAACTGCGAGGCGAACAGCAGCGGCAGTTGGTCGTTTTTCTTGAGGTGGCCGTGGTGCCATGCCAGCATGACAGATCCGTGCTGGTAGACGTAGTACGGCAATTCGGAGTCGATTACCTCGACGCGCGGCTCATCCTCGTAAAGCGCCTTGAACATGGCGCGCAGCCAGACGCTTGAAGCGAGGTCGTGATTCCCCTCGGCCATCAGAACAATGACCTTCTCGTGCTTCTCGAGCGCGAAGTTGACGACGCGACGTAGGATCCGGATTGCCGTTTGAACGACTTTCGGGAAGCGACCGTCCTGCTCGAGATGGTGGCCGCTGGTGGGAGTAACGCCGGAAATGATGCCAAGCCCGTCGCTGTGCAGGAAGTCCCCGAGTTGCGCGACGATGCCGATGGCGGCTGGCGGCGACGCCTTGACCATGTGTTCGAAGCATCCGGCCAGCGTGCGCTCAGCAATCGACAAGTCCCAATTCCCGAGCGAGTCCAAGTTCTCGCGCTCCCAGCAAAGCGCCCCTACGTGTGCGTCGGTCAGAGTGTAGACGTTCGCCAGCTTATCGTTCGACAGCCGCGGCGCCTTGATGGGCTTCGCGCGCGGCAGTTCTTCCGCCATCGCCTCAAACGCCGCGCGCATGGCTTCCTGTTGGCGCTCCTGATCTGGGCTTTGCCGCTCCCAGGTGCGCTCAACCTCCCCGCTCGGCCCGCGCTGAACCGTGACTTTGCCCATGTTGAAGCCGGGGGCTGCGCCGCTCTCGAAGTGACCCGGCGCATACCCCTGCCGCGCCGCCGCCTTCTTGAGCCGATCCATCGCCTCATAGACGGCGTTATAAGCGACGCCCAATGACTTGGCGGCTTTCTTCATGCTGCCATGCTGAAGAACGGCGTCGATGTAGACGGTCTGCCGGGGATTCGCGTACTCGCGCAGCTTCGGGTCGAGGGTCATGTGTTCCTTACGGTTTCGCCGGGCATCCGGCAATGACGACTTCAAGCTTCGTGGCGTAGCCTTCCCACGCTGCCGAGTCGATGAGTGCGGCTTGGGCTGCGGCCTTGTCGCCGGGGTAGGCTCCGGTGCCGAAGGTGTTGACAGGGCGCGCGGGCAGTTCGCCGACGCACGGCACGGTAACCGGGATTTCGACCGTGACTGGCTTGGGCGCGGTAGCGCATCCGGTCAGCAGCAGGCAGAGGATGACCGCCCTCATTTCCACGCTCCCCACGCCTCGCGCATCACGCCGGCACAATCGGGCGCGGTACTGGCCGCAACGGTTGCGCTCCGGTCTTTGGTGTGCGCGATCGTACTGGCGGCGAACTTCTCGGCCACCTGGCGGCGCTCGTCGGCTGCGACCTTTGCCGCGCCCAGCACCTCGACGGCGCGGTTTTGCTCGCGCACCTTGTCGGCCAGCGCGTCGTATTCCGCACGTTTGGTCGCCAGTTCACGCTGGTGCACCGCGTCGAGCCGCCAACCGTTGACCGCGGCGCCGGTGGCGGCAGCGGCTGCGAGCGCCACGGCACCGGCCACCAGCCGGAATTGAGGCGGGATCAGGTCGATCATGTGACGCTCCAGTGTTCCGGCCAGTCGGGCAGGTCGACCGTCTGCCCAGCCATAGCGTGGTCACTGTCAGTCAGGAACTGGATCCGGCCATGGGTCACAAACGAATGGCACCGGCCCTCGCTCGGATTGCTCCTGTCCAGATTTACCCCCACCGATGGGGTGAAGGTTGGGCGATCGGCATTTCCGTTGTAGCCCCAGCCATGCGGCGGCTTCACTGTGACCGCATGCGGCGATTGGCAGCCGGGGCAGAAGAACAGCGTGTAGCCGGTGTCCTCGCTCATCCAGAGTTTCGTGCTGACGCGTTTCATGATTTCCCCTTTATGCAAATCTCGCGCTCCGCCTGCCGCCGCCGAGTCAGGCCCGCCACCGGCTTGCCGCCGACCTTGTCCCACATCAGCAGCGCGTCACAGGCGCCCGGCAGGTCATAGGCATTGGCTTTGCGCGCCATGCTGGAACCACAGAACGCGCTGACGCCAATGTTGTATGCGGCATCGACGAAGGCGGCTTTCTGGCCGGCCGTCAGCGGTACATGGATGCAGGCCATCACGCCCTCAGAGTGGCGCTCAAGGTCGCGATCAAGCTGCGCGCGGCACTGATCCACGGTGTAGGTTTTGCCCCAAGCGGCGTTTTCCGTCGCTCCGGTGCAGTAGGTGAGCACCCCGCCCAAGTCCTTGTAGGTGGTGAGCTTGGTCCCTTCGAATGACGGCGTGAGCACCATCAGCGCAGCGGCAGCGGCGGCGCCGACCACAGCGGCCAAGCCGCGTTTTGGCGTCGGGGTCACGGCTTCACCTCCAGTTTTGCAATCGCCGCATCGCTCTCGCGCTGCTCGCGCCGGTCCTTGCGCACCATGTAGATGACGTTGATGGCGAAGGTAAGCAGAGCGGTCCCGATACCGATGATGACACCCCAATCGGTCAGGGTGAGGGTCGATCCGATGGCGGTCGCGGAGCCCGCGAGGCTGGTCACTTCAGGTGCGCTCAGGTTTTTCATTGGGGCCTTTCATGCGGGCGTGGGCATTAAAAAACCCGCCGGAGCGGGTTGGCGGAGGAAGCGAAGCGCGCTGGATAGCGTCGCCGGGTCGTAGCGCCATGGGTCGGGCAGCCCGAGCGCCGCCGCAACCGCCTCCGAGCAGAACCACTTGCGCTTGTCGTTGCGCACAGGGCTGACGATGAAGTGCAAGTTGCCCAGCAGGTCATACGGCTGGTCGCGATGCGCGAGAAACCATTCGAAAGCGGCTTTTTCCAGATGCGCCGGCAGGTCAACGAAGTCCCACAGGTCAGGGTCGAAGTCGATCACCTTGAAGCGCACCCCGCCATCCATGTAGGACGCCGAGGCGGCGTGGCCGGTCGAGAACGCCAGTTCGACGTGCGAATACTGGCTATGGGTCCACCAGCGCACGGCGCGGTTATAGACGCCCGGGATGCCGGGATGGGTGCCCTTGTAGAATGCGGCCCTGAGCATCAGAGCCCCGCCGCCGAACGAATCGTCGCCAGTGCCGCCGCCCACTGGCCGGAGACGGTGTCGAGCGCCGCGCCGTCAGGCGCAAGTCGAGCCTCTTCCTTCTTGGTCAGCCGCTGCGCACGGATCATCTCGCGCAGCGCCACGAGCCGCGCCGCCGCCGCCAGGATGTCGTCTGCCGCCTGTTGCGGGTACCAGCCCTTTGCATCAGCCCACGATTGCACGCTGGCCGGTACGTCGCCATGGTAGCCAGCGGCAGCAAAGGCCGTCGCCTCGTCCCGGGCGGCGTTGTATTCGTCCGAGCGGTTGCCGATCACGGCGGCATAGATGGCGTCCACGTCGGCGTCGATCTTGAGGATCAATGCGGTCTTGAGCGCGCCGAGGTCGATCACTGGCACTGTCGGCTCGATCGGCTCGACGCCATCGCCCGCTTCGTTGAGTTGGTAGGCGTGCCAGTTGTCGTAGGTAGCCTCATTCACCTCGATGTAGCAGTCGGCGTGTTCTTCACGCAGGTCTTGCAGGAATGCGCCGGTCAGCGCGCGGGTGGCGAGGTCGTAGGTGAGATAGCGCATATTAGGCGAGCTTTCGGAGGGTGAGGTCGGTGTAGACTTCGGGCTGGCCGGATTGGCTGACGGCGAGGCCGAGCGAGTATCCAAAGCTGCCGCTCCCGTTGTTGATGTAGTGACGCAACTCGTAGACCTTCGCACTCGCAATCGTGAACTCGCCTTTTACCAGCGCGCAGTTGTTCGGGCCCATTACTCCGAGCGCGACGATAGACGAATCGGTCACGCAGTACAGGTATGCGCGGTGCGGCCCTTGTGGGCTGATGTACGCGCTCGCATCGACCTCGTACTGACCCGCAGGCAGCGTGATTTGATTGGACGCCAGCGACGCGCCGCTGATGGTGTTCGTCTTGGTCGTGTTGAGGACCCGCGTGATGGTCGTCGTGTACGTTCCCGCCGCGCCGCCGGCCGCGCCGCTTGAGCCACTCGCGTATTCTTCGCGCACGCGCAGCGTCAGGTACGATGCGCCTTGCAGCCCCTGATTGCCGGTGCGCGTGAACTGCAGAACCAGCGTGTCACCGTTAGCGAAAGGATTCGCAGCGCTGCCGCCGATACAGGCAACGGTCAGATTGCGGTAGCCCGAGGGGCTCGCCTTGGCCGTCAAGCTGAACGTCAGGAACTTGCGCGGGTCGCCCTTCTTGCGCAGCGTGATCAGCCCCTTCTCGATGCTGGTCGAGGCGTCGAAGTTATCGAGCAGGCTGGTGTAATCGTTAGTGTCCGCGCCGAGCAGGTCGAGCCGGATCGCGGTCGCCGCGTTCTGCGTGGAGTTGTTCAGCCGAAGTTTGCCGGCGGTCGGATCGGCGTCTGCCGTGGCGGTGTCGAACACGTATTCCAGCGACATCCCGCCGCCAGCCGCCATCGAATTTGCCGCGGCCAGGATCGCAGCCTGCTCGGCGTTGGCGCTGGCGAGCGTCGCGTTCATCTCGGCAGCGGTCGCATTGACCTCGGCACCAAACATCGGCAGCTTGCGATACACCGCCCCCAGCTTGTTGTCAAACACAGTCTGGTCTTGCGTCTGATCCGGCATTTCGTTCGGATCGAGAAAGGTTGAAATCGTCATACGACTCCTTCGATTTGCATGGACATCTTCGACCGAGGAAAGGACTCGATCACGTTTTTGAGGCTGGTAAATTTGCCCACCAAGATGGCGCTGTCGTACATCACGGCGCCCACGTAGACCACGACTTTTTGCCGGTAGTCGGCCAAGGTTTCTTGCAAGCCGTCGATCTGATCGTTGTCCACCGAGATATCGACGCTCATGCGCTTGGCGTAGTTGCGCGGCACCGTTTCGCTGGTGCCGTCAATGTTGAAAGTCGTGGTCGAGAAGTCCTTGAGTTCCGTGGACAGCCCCATGAGCGACAGGCCGACATCGACCGCCGGGCCGATCATGCACATGCCGCATTTGGCGATGCCGCCGGGCTTGCGGATCACGATCGTGACGAGTGCATTTGCGAACACCGGCATCTTGAGCGTGAGGAAGTAGCTCTTGCGCTTGATGCGATTGAAAGACCAGCGGAAGAAGCTCGACTTGGACGTGGATACAATCAGGCTTTCCGTCTGCTGGTAGACGACTCCCCGGTACAGGTCGACCATCGACACGCGCACCTCAGAGGCATCCAGATTGCCGAGGTAGACGCCCTGCGAGATCGCCTGGGGCGACAGCACGAGGATGATTTCCTCTGGATTCGTGGTCTGCGTGTTGTTGTAGGTGTCGAGCATCGCCCAGCGGTTCGTGGCCGAGTCCTTGACCCATTTCGTGATGTCGGTGAGCGGGTTGCCGAGGTTGCCAGCCGCTTGCGACACGTAGGCGGCATGGAATGCGTCCCGCACGCGAGCGCCTGCCGCGTAGGTGGTGCTGCTGGAGTACAGCGATTCCGGCTCTGGGACGTTGGAATACAGCAGGCCAGCGCCGGGAGGGATGATGTCGGCGGGGCGGGTGACGGGGGCGCCTGCCGTAGGGATATACGACGTTGCCTTGTCGCCAGCTTCGAGTTGAGCGCCCCAAATACAGTACGTCTCCCCAATGGCGCCAAGCCCGCCAGTTGCGCCGCCGTAGACATTGAGAACGTCGCCGACACTAATTCCGGTGCGGACGGTCAGGGCAAGCCGATACCACCCTCCGCCGCAACTCTTAACGTCAACGCTCGCGCTGCCACCTTGCGGCCCGACGAGCGACGCGCTCCCGGTTGCATAATTTACGAGCGCATACGCCAAGTCTGCATTGGTAGCGAGGTTGTAAATACCGAACGCACGGGTGCTCGGGAGATCGGCATTCCCGCGCTTGAAGTGGATTGAATAGGTAACGACAGTGGCGGTAGCGGCACCGATATTGAGCGACAGCCCCACACCACTGATCGCGTTTACCGTCACGACGCTCCCCGTCATCGTCCCGTCAGGCGCGAGAGCATCACCCTCGCTGACGCCTAGTCCGTTTTTGCCCCAACTCGCAAAATGCGCGGACAGCGGGATGAGGTTCTTCGTCGCCGCCTCCACCAGCACATACGGCGCCTTCGTCAAATCGCTCGGGTCATACGTCACGCGCGGCACGCCAGCTACCGAGGTTTGCAGCGTGCCGTTCTTGTCGTAGTACGTGCCGGGGCCACCGCTGAACGAGACATCGCCCAGCGTTACAGGATCCAAAATGATCATGCGAGAGCTTTCGTGGTGATCGGCTTTTCGCCGTTGAGTGCGTCGTCGAGGTGGTCGGCGGTGTTGAGCGTGTTCCTGGCGATGGCGTACAGCGCCGCGTTCAGGTCTTTGCGCATCTCCGAGTTCTCGGCAGTCAGGCGCTCGACAGCGGCAACCAGCGAGGCGTTGTTGTCGGCAGGGCTGGCAAGCCGCGCCATCAGCGCCGAGTTGTTGACCGGCTGGATTGGCACGTTCAGCCCAAGGCCGGCGCCCAGCCCCGCGCCGGTCTGCTGCAGGCTCACCGCGGTGAACGACTGGATGCGGCGAAGCTCGACCATCGACACGGCGTTTTGTGCGGCCAGATCAAGCAGCGTTTTCGACAGGGTAGGCAGGAGCTTGGCGGCGTCCTGATCCCCGGCGCGGGCCTGCGCGGTGGCGATGGCGAACTTCGTTTGCGCATCGGACAGTGAGAGCGCGCCGCCATCGGACGAGAGGCCGCGGATGCGCGCCACTTCATCGAAGATGCTGTCGGTGATGCCCTGCCATGCGGCCTTGAGGTCGGCGGCGGCTTTCTGTGAATTGAGAACCGCTTGCACTTGCGCGTCGCCGAAGGCCTTGGCTGCTGCGGCTGCGGCTTGGTCGGCGACGGCCTTGTCCTGCAGGTCGAAGATCTGCTGTTTCAGCGCGCGGTTCGCCGGGTCGAGCGCCGCAAGCTCCAACTCGCGCAGTTTCGCCGTATCGCCCTGCGCCTGATAAAGCTCGCGCTCAAGCCCTGCGCGCTGCGATGCGACCGCTGCCGCCGCTGCCGCTGCCGCCTGCAGTTGCTGCGCTGCCGCGTCGGCTGCTGCCGCCTGATCCTGCATCGCGTAAATCTGCTTCTGGAGCGCGATCAGGGTCGGGTCGAGCGCGGCGAGTTCAAGCTCGCGCTTGTGCGCCAGTTGATCGGCGGCTGAGTTGGTCAGGTTGTAGAGCTCGAGCTCCATGCTGGCGCGCTGATTTGCGATTGCCTGGAGCGTCTGCGATGCTGCCTGTGCCGCCGCAACACGATCCGACTCGGCCTTCTGGTTGGCGGCTTGAATGTCGGTCAGGCGCTGCTGCCATGCTGCCGCGGCATCTTGCTGGGCCTGCGCTGCGGCAGCGGTGGCAACATCTTCGGCCTTCAGTGCGGCCAGTCGGTCGTACAGCGCGACAGTCGAGGCGTCCATGCCGGCCGTTTCCAGTGCACGGACCTCGACCTCGGACATGCGCCCCTTGAGTACCGTGTCGATCTGGTCTTGGAACGACTTGTTGACCTGCGCGAGCGCGTCGGCGGAAACCTTGGCCTTGTCGATCGCGTCTTTGGCCGCTTGCGCTGCCTGCACTTGGCCGTAGACATCGAAGTTGCTCGGGTCGAGCTTGCTTCGGTCGTAATCCTCTTTCGACATCGTCAACTGTGCAAGCTGGTCGAGCAGCCCGTTACGCTCGCTCAGGACATCAGCTGCCGAACGCGCCGTAGTGACGATCGCCTCGATGGCCGGATGCACTTGCGCGAAGGCGTCGGCCAACTTCATCATCGAAGCGAATTGCTGTGCGCCCGCCTCCGTGGTCAGGTCGAGCGAGTCGATGCAGGCTTTGAACTGCTCGCGCGTTGTGACCGACGACAGGCCGAGGCTCGACATCGCGGCGTCGAGCGCCTTTTGCACCGGCTCCAGGCGCTGCGCATCGGTCAGGAAGTTTTGCGCGTAGCTGGCCGCCTGCTGGTTGAGAATGTCGGCGCCGCCGGCCAGTTCGATCAACCGTTCGCGTGCCTTGGTTGATTCGATGCCGACCGAGCCGAATACGTCCACGGCGGTCTTGCCGAGCATCTGCGCCATCAAGTCGGTGGCTTTGAAGTCCCCGATCAGGCGGTTGAGCGTGGCCGATGCAGTCTCGCCGGACTTGGAAAACTCGTCCAAGTTCGGCATCGCCATCTTGGCCAGCTGGTCCGAAATGCCGGAGAAGAAGTCCGTGATGGCCTTCTCGTTCGCCGCGGCGTCGCCAGTGAGCTTGATGTCAAACGTGGTTGCGAACTGGTCGATGGCAGCCGAGGACACGCCGAGCGTTTGGGCGGCTTGCTGGGCAGATGCACGGATGGCGAGGAAGGCTTGCGAGAGCTGGCTGGTGGTCGCGGCGTCGAAATTGGTGGGGTTGGTCCAATTCTTGTCGCTGCGGAAAAGCCCGCCGTCTTGATGTAATTGCTGGTACGACTGCCCGCCTGCGCCGGTCCCATTCAGCCAGCCCATGATGCCGGTCGATTTGACCTCGGTCGGGCCCATGCCGAACGCGCGATTGATCAACCCTGACACAGCGCCAGCGATTGCGCCGCCGATCGGACCGCCGAAATAGCTGGCGATCGCGGTACCGACCTTCTCGGCCGTCATGAATCCGCTGCCGGTCTGGTACTGGCCCGAAATGGCGGAGTTCAGCGACGAGCCGATCATGTAGCCGCCAACGGTGCCGCCGGCGCGGCCAGCCCACGTTGCGAGCTCGCCAGGCGCACCGCCGCTTTGCGACAGCCCGAGCTTGTCGAACATGCCCTGCACGCCCTTGGTGATCGAGGTTTCGAAGCTGCCGCCGGCCTTGAACATGCTGTAGAGGTTCGAGGCGGCTTGGGCGGCGGTGATCGGGTCTTTGCTGCCAGTACCGGTCGAGCCACCGAAGGCGCTGCTGCCGTTGGCAATCTCCCCCGCAATCGCCTGCTGGCTCACGCCCAAGAAGCTGCCGACCATCTGCACCACGAACGGCTTGGCAAACATCTTGTAGATGGTGTCCGCAACCGTGGTCTTGAACGTCGTGACGAGCGATTGCGTGAACGAGCGCCAGCCGTCGCGGCCGTGGTTGAGCATATCGGCAAAGCCGGTTTGGAAAACCTGCCCGTATTGGTCGACCGCCTGCTTGAACTGGTCGTAGCGGAATTCCTTGTCGGCGCCTTCGACTGCAGCATCAGCGCGCTTGCGCATTTCCGCAGCCTGCGCGCGGTACGACTCAGCCAGCTTGTTGCCAGGCTCGATCGCCTCCAGTGCGGCGGCGCTTTCCTCTTTCAGGCTGGCGATGTGCTCGACGCGGGCGGCCTGCAGTTGGGCAAGCTGGACCTTGTTCAGGCCGATCTGCTCGTTCGATTCGACCTGTGCTTTTGTCTGGTCGCGCAAGCTCTGCTCTTCAGCTTGGGCCGAGGTGATGCCGGCGATGTAAAGCTGATTCGATTGCTCCCAGCGTTTGCGCTCGGCGGCGGCGAGGTCGTAGGTTCGCTGCTCCTGGCGCTTCGCGATCTCCTCGTCAATGGCGTTGATCTCGCCCTGCTTTGCCTGCTGATCCTTGATGCTATTGGCTTTGCGCTTGATGAGGGCAATCTCTTCCTCAAGCGCATCCCGGCGTCGCTTGATCTGCTCAATCTCGGCATCGGCGGATTTGTTGATCGAGTCCGCTTCCGTCATGCTGCCGGCCGAGCGCAGCGCAGCAATGCGCGCGAGCTCGCGCTGAGTCAGAATGTCCTGCACCCGGTTTTTGCGCTCCAGCGCCTCGATCTGCGAATCAACCGTCGCGTTAAAAAGATCGGCGTACGATTTCTCGATGGCGGCGACGCGCTTATTGATTGCCTCGTCCGAGACGCCTGCCGCCAATCCCTCGGTTCGCGCCTTGGCAATCGCCTTGTCGCGCTGCTGCTCCCGGCTCAGAAATTGGTCGCCCTGTTGGTCCCATTTTTGCGCAGCAGCGTCGAGTTGCTTGCTGATCGCATCCTGTGCGGCGTTCCACTTGTCCTTGTCGATGACGAACTGAAGCTCGACCTTGCGCGCCAGGTTCTTTTTCAGGTTGGCTCGGTCCTCCGCATTGCCGCCCACCGAGGGATCGAATGGCTTTTTGGCGCGCGCGATTGCCTTCTCGATTTCATCAAGCTCTTGCTGCGGCGTCTTTGCGCGCCCGACGCCAAGGAAGGCGTCCCACGCTGCCGACGCGACGTCTTTGACGCTGCGCCAGCCGCGCTCGATTGTGCCGAGGCTCTCCTGCATCTTGGTCGCCCGAGTGCTGAAGGCGTTCGCGTAGGCGGTCTGCGCCACTTCAGCCGCTTCCTCCGTGCGCCCTTGGTCGTCCAGCGCCTTGATTTGCGCCATGACGCTCGCGGTCAGGTAGCGGTATTGCTCGTTTAGCCTCTGGCTGGCCTGCACTGGCGACTTGCCGAGCTCAGCGAAGTCGCTCACGGTGTCCTGCACACTCCGGCCGAGGCTGCGTTGTACCTCAATGGCGACCTGGCCGAACTTACGCATGCTGTCGGCACTGACGCGATTGGTGCCGGCTAGCGCGGCCACCGCTTCTGCAGCCTGCCCCTGCGTCCCAACGATCTTGCTGATGTCGCGCGCGGCGTCCGCCATCATCGCCACACTCTCGCCAGCAGCATTACCAGACATGATGATGGCTTTGCGGTAGGCGTCAGCCTCCTTGGAGCCTTGGGCGTATGCAACCGCCAGCGCCCCGGCCGCGACAGCGGCGACCGTGTACGGATTCACCAGACCGAGAAGGGACGAAGCCACGCCTCGAGCCGCACCGCCGATGCTGCCGAACTGGTCGCGCAACTGGCTGCCTTGCTGCATCAGGACGGTCAGTGGCGACTGCCCGCCCGCGAGACTGATTGCGATGTCGTTCAGTTGTGCCGGCACCATGCGCATGGCGTTCGCCGTCTGCGCAGCGGAAATTCCGGTGCGCGACAGCCCGCCCTCTGCCTCGCGCAAGCGCGCGATCATGGGCGCTGCCTGCGTCGAGACGCCAAGCTGGGCGGCTTGAAGCTCCAGCAATTCGGCACGCGTGCGCCCGATCGCATTGACCTGTTGTTCCAGCCCCGACAGGAACGAATCGCGCCCCGCCTGCGCTTGCCTTGCCTCGCGCTCGGCCTGCGCCTCAGCACGGGTAGCGGCGGCCAGTTGCTCTTGCGCGGCACGCATGGCCTGCAGTTGGGCGATGAGCGGCTCAGCGGCCTCGGATGCGCCGAGTTGAGCTGCCCGGTATCGCATGACCTCTTCCGACGAGCGCCCATACAATGCGATCTGCTCTTGCAAATTCGCCAGCATTGCGGAGCGTGCCGCCTGAGCCTGCGCAGCCTCGCGCTCCGCTTGGGCCTCTAACCGCGCCGCTTCCGCCGCTTGGTCGTGGGCCGCGCGTAGGCCTTGAAGCTGGGCAATCAACGGCTCGGCGGCATCGGCAACACCCGCTTGGGCGGCGCGATAGCGGGCCACTTCCTCCGAGGATCGGCCGTACAGTGCGATCTGCTCGCGCAGGCTGGCTAGCAACGAGTTGCGGGCGGATTGCGCCTGCGCCGCTTCTCGTTCCGCCTGCGCCTCGATGCGCGCAGCTTCCGCCGCCTGCTCATGAGCGGCACGAAGGCTGCGAAGCTGGGCGATCAATGGGTCAGCCGCGTCCGCAACTCCAGCTTGAGCGGCCCGATAACGCAAAACCTCATCTGAGGATCGCCCGTAGAGCGCGATTTGCTCGCGCAAGCCGCTAAGGAAAGCTTCGCGGCCCGCCTGCGCCTGGGCAAGTTCGCGCTGGGCGGCAGCCTCGGCACGGGCAGATTCGGCGGCTCGCTGCGCTGCCGCCTGCTGGGCCGCCTGCCCCTGCGTTACCGCTTCGGTTGCGCGCGCCTGAGTCTGCTCGACGGCGCGAAGCTGCGCAAGGTACGGCGCGAGCACACTTGGGTCAACGCCGCGTTGACGCGCCAATACCTCGAAATAGGCGGCGCCGCTGCGCGAGCCAGCCTCCATTTGCGCGGTGGTGCGCTGGATCGACTGGATAAGGCTACGCTGGGCAGCATCTACCTTTCGCGCAGCGCCATCCGCGCCGTTGCCGATGCCGGATACCGCGCGCTCGGCCTGCTCGCTGGCGCGGGTCACGGTCGCCGCGGCCTGCCCGGCTTGCTGGCCGATCTCGGCGAAGCCTTCGCGCGTGCGAGTTACATCAACTTCGGCCGTTAGTTGAATTCGACGCTCTTCGGTCATCGGCTGCCCAAATAAAAAGGGCCACCCGAAGGCAGCCCAAAAGAAAAACGCCAGCTTTTAGGCTGGCGTTCGATGTCGATAAAACCTGTTACTTACATGACGGCGACTTAGTGCCGAATTTTCTTTTCAAGACCCTGGCGGCATCCTCCGCCGCCCCAAGGCACGAGACTTCGGCAGCAACATACTCGCGTATCTCATTAACTGCCGCATCTGGCGCCCGGTAATCCGGTTGCCTTGCAGCCTCCTTGGCGAGGCCGACGTACTTCTTATGTAGGTTCGCGCGCGCCATGGATACGCAATACTCCTCCACGAGCTCTGATTTCGTAGAGTCCTTCAATTGAGCGTACTCGACCTTTTCGCAGCCCGGGCCAGCAAGGCACGGTGCCGCGACGAACAACAGGGCGATTGCGATCAGTTTCATATTCCCTCCGTAGTTATTGTTGGGAAATATTACACTGACAACACTCAGCCCTGTTGATCTTCATCAAAACCACGCCCGCTCATCGCCGCCAGCGCCGCATACTCCATGACCTGAATATCCGCCTCCAGCTCGTCAAACTCGTCAGCAGAGAGCTTCATCCTGCCCATCTTCGCGTGCAGCACGTTGTAATCCAGCCCGGTCGCGCCCATCGCCCCGGCGCGCCATTGCGTTTGCATGTAGCAGAACAGGAAGTAGACAGGCTCATTCTCGGGCCATAGGTCGACATCGCCTGTTGCAAAGTCCTCCGGCGTAAGCCCCGCCGCCGCCATTTCCGAGAGTTCTTTCGCGGTCGGCGGCGGCTGGTACATCGCTGCGGCGACGTCCTTTAGTTTCCCAGGCGGCCTTCGTTGATCGCAGCCCGGTAGTCGGAAACGATCGCGGCAACCGCCGCCGGCAACTCATCAGCCAGTTGCTCGACTGCCGCGCGATCGAACTTCTCGTCCAGATTCCAGCCTTCGACGGCGCCCATGACGTAATCGACACGCATGGAGATGTCATGCTCGAGCATTTCTTCTTGGGTCGCGGGCTTGAACGGCTCGCCCTTCTTGGCCGCTTCCGTGATCCGCGCGATCTCAGCCTCGCTCGCGGCCTGCGCCGTCGCCTGCAGGTCGTCGCCGAACTTGGCGAAGTCCTTGCGCGTGCGGTACTTGTACTGCACTTCCATGCAGCCGGTCGATCCGTCGAGCATCTTGAATTCGACGGTTTTCGAGAACGACTTCGGGCGAGTGCCGAGTTTGATTTTGGTTGCCATGATTATTGTCTTTCGGAGAGAGGAAAAAGCCGCGCGGGTGCGACCCGGCGCGGTGGAAAAGCCCGCCGCAATTGCTCACGGCAGGCTGGAAAAACTGTTACGAGGCGTAGCGCACCGGACGGCCCTGCAGCGCCATGCCGCACTTGACCGACATCACCTGGCCCTTGCTCATGGTCGGGGTTTCGTTCAGGGCAATGGTGCCGCTGTACAGGATCGGGGCGCCGCTTGGCAGGCTTGCGCGAACGGCAGTCGGCTTGCCCGCATCGGTCGCCGCCTTCAATACGGCGTGGTGCGGCAGGGTCGGATCGTCGGCAATCGTCATCGTCACCGAGGTGGCCGAGAAGCCGTTCGGCAGGCTGATCTCGTCGGGGTAGTCGACAAATTCAGCGGTCGTGTACTTCGGATCGCCGCCAGAGACTTCGAACGACACCATGTATGGGATCGGAACCCAGGTCGTGATCTTGCGGATCGAGCCGGTGCCGCCGCCGGCCGGGAAGTTGGCGGTCGACGTGGTATCGAAGCTCTCCAGGGTGGCGGTCGTGCCGGTCGCAGCCTTGACGCGGAACACACGGCCATTGGCGCGCGGCCAGGTGCTGGTGTATTCGACCAGATCGCCCATGGCGAGCGTGTTGGTTGCGGTCAGGACGCACTCGGCTGCATTGCTCGCGGCGGTGACGTTGATGGCGGTGCCGTAGGCCGATGCGACCGAGTAGGTAGTGCCGTTAGGGAGCGAAATTGCCATTTTGATGGGCCTTTCAGATAGTAAAAAGCCCGAAAAATCGGGCGGGATCACCCTTGCGGGCATAGAAAAAGCCGCCTCGATTGCTCGTAGGCGGCCTTGGGTTTTAGTGGGACTAGTTAGCGGTCAGCCCAAATCGTGAAGTCCTGACTTGCTCCGTACCACTTCATGTCGGCGTCGAAGTCGGCGCGGCTGGCCGATACCGGGCGAGCTTGCATGTCGATGGTCTGGATCAGAGCCGCCTCGATCTGCTTGATCAGCGATTTAGCCTCAAGCCGGGAGTCAGACCAGACGTTGACTTGGATCTCGGCGTTCTCTTTCGACGGCACGGCGTTGTCCATGAAGGTCAGCGCCTCGCCGCCGATTTGCTGGTAGGTCACGTACGGGCGCAGCGTGTCGGTCGGCGCGAAGTCGCAGTACGAGCGCGGGCAGATCGTGCGCAGCAGCGCGGTCAGTTTTTCTTCGAGCGTCATTCGATGGCCCTTGCAATCACATCGGCGGCAGCGGCGGCAGCCTGCGGGAATTTGACGGCTGCGCGGCGCACGAAGGCATGGCCGGGAACCTGCTTTGGCGTCGTCAGCGGCATCCAGTAGGCATCCTTGGCGGCCTGCGATGCCCTGCCGGATGGCCTTGGCTTGCCGCGCGCCTCGGGGCGCTTGGCGGTGTAGAACTGGCCGTCCTTACCGATGTAGGTCACGTACCGCTGGATGTGACCCATCTCGACCAAATAGCCGTGCGGCGCCTTGCTGTGGTTCCAACTAATGTGGTACGTCGCGCGCCCCGGGCTGCTGTTGTCCTGCGAAAAAACCTGATAGATGGCGCTGTCCAGATTGCCGGTCTTGCGCGGGATGACGGCGACGTTGCGCTTTACTTCCTCGTAGAGCACTTGCGATGCAGCCTGGGCCGCCGGCCGCGCTGCCTCTTCGGTGACTTCGGTGAGATCGAGTAGCATCGCTTCAACGCCGCGCATATCCAGCCGCAAAAAGCTCACTTGACGCTCTCGCAGGTGAATTGCACACGGCCCCGGGTGCGGTTCGGAATGCGCGCCTTGATGTCGTAGGTGATGCCGTCGTGCGCAACCCGCTGGCCGGCGTCGATGTCGGTGCAAAACTGCATCTCGATCGAGGCCTTGACGACGGAGGTATCAGCGCCGGCGCGGATCGTTTCGATGCCGCTCAGGACGCGCACGTTCGCCCAGCGCTTGCCTTGCTCGGTCCATGTGGTCAACGGTTGGCCGACCGAATCCTCGCCGGCGACGGGTGCCAGGATGGTGACGCGGTTGTTCAGGGGCGTCATTAATACACCCGGTACTGATCAAGCAGCCCATCCAGCTCCGTCGCCGCGGTCCCGGTATGCTTCTCCGCGACCTTGCCCAGGATGTATGCCTTGAAGCCATCCGGCGTCGTCGTGTCATCCGGCCCGTAGCCGCAGAGCGCGTCCACGCGGACCGCGTTGATGCGCGCTTGGGTCGCCGGCCACGACTTGCCCGGTGCCGGGACCACGAAGCTAGGCGCGTTTTCGTTGTCCAGCTCATAGTCAGCCGGATCGAGCGTCTGCCATTGCCCATCGGGATCGCGAAACGTGATCACGACCGACTGCACTGGCGACACCGGAAGCTGGATCGCACCAGGTCCGCCGTGCACGCCACGCGGGAACGCATCGAGCGCCACGCGATGCGTCTGGTCGATGATCGCGCGGCCGGTCTTGTGCTCGGCCTCGCTCGTGAAGGCGCGCACGTCGATCTCGAGTTGGGTGTCAAGCTCGGTGCTGTCCAGTCGTGCAGCAGTACGGGCAGCGCCCAGCGATACCGCCATGTTGACGGGCGGGGTCAGGATCATCGCGAATTCCTTTGGGTCGCTGCCGGGCGTGCGGAATTGCCAGGGGTGTAGCCGGGGCCATCGGGGGCGCGGGCGTACTTTGGCTGCTCCGCCGCTGACGCGACAGCCTCGGCCTCCTGTTTCTCGCGCACGGCTGGCAATTTGCTGGCGTCGATCATCAGTTATCTACCCTCTTGAAATGGATCGTGCGGTCGAATTGCTCGGTGTTGGCACAGGTGACGCGGAAGGTACAGAAGCTCTCTTCGCCATCTACTCCCATGCCGCCCAACTTCACGACCAACAGCTCACCAAGGGTGCCTTGCGGAGCGCCAGATTCAATGACGGTCACGCCCTCCACCACCGGGATAAACGAAACGGCGGTCGTGCCACTGTCGGTCAAGTCCTTGCCGACATTGCCGACGTAATAGCGCTTGTCGTCGGGGTCTTTGGGGAGCCACCACTTCCCATTTTCAAAATAGGGACCGCCGCTCGCTGCGGAGCCGGCATCAATGTTTTCAGTGCCGAAATTGACCACGCGTGAACCTCCTTCAAATACGACTGTGCGCGATGCCGGGATGGTGATTGCGCCGGGGTCGGTGCCGCCGCCAGTTGTCGTGCCGGTATCGCCGCTTGCCGCGCCGGGAGCAATGCTGCTCGTTGCGGTCAGGCTCGCGCCTGGTGCTGTTGCCGCTGCATTGCCGGTAGCTGCACCCGGCGAGATGGTCGATGCTGATACGAGTGCCGCGCCTTGAGCAACGCCGGCGGCTACCTGCGCCGCGCTCGTTGACGCAATCGGGCCGCTGGCAATCGTGTATGCGCCGATCATGGCTTACCTCGCTGGCAGACGCTTGAGCACGTCCGCGATGTACTGCGCGCAGTAGGCTTTTCCGGCGCTGTTCGGGTGGGTGCGGTCGGTCCATAGCGATGGCGGAAAGTTGGCGCCATTGGCCGAATCGGTGAATGCGAACGGACCTTGCCGCATTTCAACCAGCGCGCGTGCGCCCATCGCCTTGTAGTTGTTGCGGAGGTAGGTATTAGCCGACTGCAGCTGCACTTCACCGGTCGTGGCGTCCCAAGTCCCGCTACCGAAAAAATCGCCGCGCGGGATGCAGGTCATCAGCACGACGATCCACGGATGCACGGCTTTGCGCGCAGCGATGTAGGAGGACAGCTCCGCGCATGCCTGCAGCCCGGTCTTGCCTTCCACGAAGATGCTGTTGGTGATCTCCCACAGCAGCAGCACGTTGGTTTTCCCTGCAACCCACGCTGCGTCCACGTCACCCGCGCTGCCCGCCATGTTGGCGATGGTCTGGCCGCTGATCCCTTTATTGGCAATCGTGAACTGGCCGTTCAGCGGCGGCAACGCTTGTAGCTGCGCGGCGAGGTCCGAGTAATTCTGATCGACCAGCGAATTGCCGTCGAAGGTGATCGCCACGGTGGCGGGGTCGAACTTGAAGCGCGCCACGCCGCCCATGATCGGCCCCATCAGCCCACCACCGCGCCGGTCGTCAGCAGGCTGGTGACCGCGCCCGCGCCCGCGCCATTGCCCCGGCAAATCGCCTGGAAGCGGTATGAACTGGTCGGGACGCCCGACCACGTGTGCAGCACGGTCCACGTCGAGCCGGCATCCTTCGATACCGATACGACGATGGTCGTGCCGCTGCGCACGATCTTGACGATGTCATTGGCGGCAGCGGCAATCGCGGTCCCGTTCGGCGTGACCGCTGCGCCGGCTGCAAACAACTGGTAATTCGGCGAATTCGCGTACACCGCGTAGGGCATCGTGTTGAAGTTGGCGAGCGCGCTTGCCGCTGCTGGCAGGAACCCGACCAGCGTATCGTTACCGCTGGAAAACGAGGAGAGCTTGAACTGCACGCTCGAACTAGTGCCGAGCAGCAGCAATGCCTGCGCGCTATCGGCCAGCAAGCCGCCCGCCGAGCCATCGAAGCTTTGCCCGTTGGCGCTGGTGTAGGTCCATGGTCCGGTGCCCGACTCGGTCAGTAGGGATCGCGTGGTCAGGCGCGCCTGCGCTGCACCGACTGCCGCCGCTGGCGTGACGCTCGGGCTGGTCGCTGCCGATTCCAGCGAGTTGCCGACGCTGTTGGTCGCATGGACCGTGAACGTGTAGGCGGTGCCGTTGGTCAGGCCGGTGACGTTGATCGGGCTGCTGGTGCCGGTGGCGGTGATGCTGCCAGGCGTCGAGGTCGCGGTGTAGCCGGTGATGCTTGCGCCGCCGTTGCTGCCCGGTGCGGTGAACGTGACCGAAGCCGATGCATCGCCTGCGGTGGCGGTGCCGATGGTCGGCGCGCCCGGCACAGTGGCCGCTGCGGTGGCGGTGTAGGTGATGCTGGACGGGTTGGTCAATGAGCCGTTGTTCGTAACGCTGACCGTCTTCGCGCCGGTCGAAGCAGGCGTATAGGTGAACGTGCCGGAAGGCGTGCCGCTGGTCAGGCTGACCGTGGTCGGCGTGAAGGTGCCGCCCGCGCCGCCGTCGCTTGGCGTGACCACGACCGTGCCGGTAATGGTGCCGCCAACCGGCGACACGCCCACCGTGAAATTGGTAGAGGCCACCGACACAACGCCTCCAGTCGGGCCGGTCATCGTGACCGCGTTGGCCGCAGCCGGAACCGCCGTCGCGCCGACCGCCTGGCTGATCGAATACCAAGCGTCGTAACCGTCATGGAAGAACTGCACCTCGTTGACGATGCCGTTGCGGTTGTCATAGCCGAGACTGCCGCCCCACTCCTTGAAGCCGGTGAAGGTCGGGGCGCTGGTGCCGTCCGCGACGAGGCGCAGGTAGACCAGCGCGCCCTGCACCGGGTTGGCCGCGAGCGTGAAGGCCAGCACCGACGAAACGGTCTGCTGCGGCATGAAGGTCGAGCCGCGCTGGGTCAAGGGGATCGCGGTCGCGAAAGTGAGCGTGTCGACCGCTGCGAGCTTGGCGATTTGCGCCGAGGTCAACGCCACGCTGAAATCTTTGGTGCCCGCCGAGAAGTTGACCAGACTGCCGCCGTTGGACGATGCCGTTGGCGAGCGCGAGAAGGTATTCGTGCCGGTTACGGTTCCGGTGCCGTCTTCCCACTCGTTCAGCGTGCGGTGCGCAAGGCTGTACGGGAAGGCTGTGCCGACAGCCCAAGCCACGGGCAGGACTTGGAAGTTGAGCGGCGCGACGCCGGCCAGCGTAATCGGCCCGGTGCCGGTCGTGGTGGATGTGTCTTGTACGCGGTCGGCGTAGTTCATGGTCTGCCTTACGCCGGGGAGTTGATGTTGATAGTCGTCGCCTGCAGCGTGAACGTGCCATTGCTGGTCACCACGTCCGCGCCGAAGTCGTCAACCGCCACCAGTTCATCGCCCGTCGCCGCGCCGCCGCGACGCTTGTAGTAGACCGCGCGGCGCGCTGTGATCGTGCTCGATGGCCAGGTCACTTGCGGGAACGTGATCGTGCATTTGTGGCCGGTCGTGTCCTTGGCGAAGGTCGGCGCGATTGCTTGCCCGCCGGCGGTATAGCCGGCTCCAGTGACTTCGTTGGTCACGTCCGAGCGCCTGGTATGCGCACCTTGATTCGGCGTATAGGCCGAGGTGGTCAGCAGCACATAGTACGTGTCGGCTTTCACGATGTTCCCGGCCAGGACATCATCGAGGTAGCTGTCGAAGCCAAAAGACGCCATGTCAATCCTTCGTTATTCATCGCACCGCTCGCGCACCAGCGCAAGCAGTTCTTCATCTGTTCGGCCAATGACATCAGCCGGGAGAATTACCCGCGCACCGATCAGGTAGATCAAGGCGCGCGGATCGGAAGCCCACTCGCGCAGGTCGGCGAGCAGGCTGGTGGGCTCGGTGCCCATGAGGTGTTACTGCTTCGGCTTGCGGCCGGGGCGCTTGGCTTCCGGTGGTGCGGCAGGATCTTCCGGCGCCTGCGGCGGATCGTCGCTCACCTCAACCGCCAGGCCGGCGCCGACGAATGCCGCGGCGAGATCGCGCTCGCCGGGAGTGGTGGTTAGGTCGTATTCCGCGCCCTCGACGTACTGCTTGACGCGGATGCCGTCCACCGAGCCCGGCGCGCTTGCGGTCATCAGGATTTTCATTTGCGCCCCGGTTTCTCTGCTTTCCCGCACATGCGGGATGCTGGCGAATTAGCCAGCGCGGCAGCGGTGGTGTGCGCCATTCCAGCTGCGACCGCAGCGCCGCTCCCGCGCGCCGGTTGGCTGGCGAGCGGCCCGAATCCTTGGCTGAGCTTTTGCTTTTGCATGAAGCCTCCGAATGGGCGGCCGGAGCCGCCCGGCAGGATTAGGCGGTCGGGACGCTGGCCGGGTTGCCCAGGATGACCGTTGCGGCGCAATCGAGCGTCGGCGTGGTGCCTGCAACGGTTTTCAGGACCGCGCGGATATAGCGCTTGTTGCCGATGTAGCCGACTTGGGTGATCGTGTTCGCGGTCGTCACGACCGGCTCGACGCCGCGAATGTCGGCATCGGCCGCTGCGGTGAAGGTCGCGTTGTCGGCCGACTCCTGCACCTCGAAAGTGAAGGTCGGCGAGCCGGTGCCGCCAATGGCGCCGGTCGAGAACACGACCGATGCCGAGTTGAAGCCCGACAGGTCGACGCTCGTGCCGTTGGCGGCAGCGGTGCGATTGATCGGAACCAGCGACTGGACCGGCTTGATATTGGATTTCAGGTCACGCATGGGATATTCCTTGGAATGAGGTTGCGGGAATCCCCGGCATCAACCGGGGATCGGCATCGCTTAGGCCGAGATTTTCAGTTTGCGGCCGGCTTCGGCTTGGCGAACGCCGCCACCCACACGGCGACGGGCGCGGAACACGACCAGGCCGTTGTCGGCGCCGGTGGTGTAGTCGGCCTGCAGCGACACGTTCACGCGGTCAACGATCACGTACAGCTTTTTCCAGTCTGCGAACACGACCGGGAAGGCGTTGGCGGCGACATCCGGCAGGTCGGCCATCTCGGCGTAGGAAGCGCCCAGGATGGTGTTCGGCATGCCGAGCGCGATGCCGGGCGACCACAGGTAATTGCCGGTGGTGGTTTCCTTGAGCTTGCGCACCGCGCCCAGCGTCCGGCGGTTCATGCCCCACATGGCATTGCGCGCGTAGCCGGTTTTCAGGTCGCTGTACAGGGACAGCATGCCGTCGCCGGTCAGCAGGTTGGCGTCGCCGCTTTTGCTGAAGGCGATGTCAGGGTTGACCAGGATGCCTTCGAGCTGCGCTGCGCCGCCCGTGCCGCTGATCGACTCGACGCCTTCGCGCACCGCGAACTGGTCGGCAGCGTCTTCGCGCAGCTCGGCGAACAGGTCGTAGTCGGAGTCTTCCAGCATCTGCTGCGAGATTTCCATGCGGGCGAACATCTCCGGCGCGAAGAATTCCAGCATGCCGTAGGCCGGATCGCCGGTATTGGTGCGGGGCTGGACTTCACCGACGCGCGACGCCGAACCGTTGCCGGTCTTGCGCGGCATTTTCAGGCTGGCGACGCCGATGCTGCGGACGGTCGCCATCGAGCGGATCGGGGTCTGCTCGATGATGTTCTTGATGATCTCCTTCTGCATTTCCGGCGGGGCCAGCAGGTAGCCGGCGCTCGCGTCGTCGCCCTTGACCAGCGCGGCCGAGCGGTCACGGATGATCTGCAGGTCGGCCGGATCGCGGTCGCCAGCCTGGCGGCGCATGACGCGGTTGAACGCATCCATGTATTCCTGCGCGGCCTTGGCTTGCGGATCGGCGGCACCGCCCAGGCCGGCACGGTTGGCGATTTTCTCGATGGCGTCGACTTGATCCTGCGTCGCCTTGCTCTGCTTCTCGATCAGGGCCAGTTGAGCGCTCATCGGCTCGAACTTGTCGAGGGTCGCGCTGATCTTGTCGAGCTTTTCGTCGTGCGCAGCGCTGCGCTGCTTCAGGTTGGCGTCATTCGTTTTCTTGAACTCTTCGAACGCGCTCATCACTTCTTGTACTGCGTCTTTGTCAGCCATGATTTATTCCTTGATGGTGGAGGTGAATTGGTTGATGCTTTCCGCCAGTCGCTTGGCGAGTTGGCGGTTTGCTTCAGCCGCAGACTCCCCGCCATCGCGGTGGGGCTCTTCTTGCGGTTCTGGCGAATCGTCGCGATTCGCCCGCGGCATCGCGGCTGCGATGCGCTTGGCCTGCGCCTGCGAGAGCCCTTCTCCGTCGCGGAGGAAGGCTTCGAAAGCGCGGATTTCGGGATTCTCGGCAGACGCCAGCAGCGCCTGCGGGGTGTTCTT